CTTGGAATCCTAGCCCGGGATTAACTTCATCTCAAATTTCGGCACTAGCCAAAGACCCAAAATATACTAAACATCAATTTGTTGAAATAACGGTAGAAGTAGTTAGTAAAGAAACACCTGGTGAGACAACTATGACTTTTGACGATGAACAGGTGGTAACCTCGAGAACACCATCTGCGGCAAAAAATCAGTATAATACATCACTATTTTACAACTATAGTTACGCGCCTGCTGCAGTCCTTGGTATGAGTCAGTCGGAAGCAGAAACTTTACCTGGAGCTTTATTAACTATGAATAGAGAACTCAATGTTCAGACTCCGATTAAAAAATTAAATCTTCCATCTTTTAAGGTCACGATAATTCCAAATGGAGGACAAACTGTACCGGTAATAATTTTGAAACAAATGAGTGGTAATGAAGTACCCACTTCACCAAAAAGTTGGTCCCCATGGAACGCATATATTACTGACTCATACGCACTTGAAGTTCCATTTCCAAATGATAGTAAAGAATTTCAATCTGCGTGGCTATTCATTTATTGGTATATTAAAAAAGGATTTCCGTCAGATTGGAATTTTATATCAAACAAACCTGAAAATATCGATTGGAGGTTAGTTGACCGAGGATTAGAAAGTGGTGGGAAACAAATACAAAATTCAAGTATTGAAACTCAAAAAAAAATATGGAGTTTATACCCAATGGATTGGTATTCTAAGATGGTGCAAAAAGTTTATTAGGAGAATGGTAAATAAATTTAATCCAAAGCAATGAAACAAAAGTAACTAAAGGTTCTATCTTTATTGTAAGATAGGTAGAACCTTTTTATTTTGTCATTAAGTAATAGTCGGTTGTGTGGAATAGAGTTTTTCCATTGTAAAAAACAATACATTGCTATATTATAATTTGTAGAGTGGTAGGTGGTTTGTCCAATGTTTTCTCCTGCAAACCTGAACGAAAACTTTTGGGAATTTATGTTTTCGGAAAATCCATTGTGACTGTAATCCTGAACCAAACTTCTACTTCGTTCATCGGCAAATTCCTTTATTGATTCATCTATAACTACCTTACTCAATCCATTTGAATATCGATACTCATTCAATATTTGTTCGAAATGTATAATAATTGGTGTATCATTATTTGGATTCTTGAACCCGAATAATAAAAATGAAAATAATAGAATAACAAATTTTTTCATAGGGATTATTTTTCTTCAGTAAAGTGGATATTCATTATTCTTAATGATTTGGAAACAAGTTCAGATTCTTGTTTAACTGTATATTTATTATAGTGAAAGATATTATAAGAAAAATAATTAAGGAGGTAAGCGGGGCAGGTTTGTCTGGTGCTTATTCAGGGCCACTTGTACTCGGACCACAAACATGGAAAGATGACCAACTTGGCCCTTTTACAGAGCCAGTTTATAAATATACGAATGCCCAACTTGCCTATCAAGAGGCTGATGGGGATTTTACAGAATCTCCCGAAGAAAGAAAAAAAATAGAACAAAGGACCAAGAATCTTAGTAAAATCAATATGGAAAAGAAAAAAACTTTCAAAGGTCAAAACGACGAGGATGGGTCAGCAATCAATCCAACTATGAGTGGAGAACCGTTAAAAGAAAAGCTAGTAAAAGAAGACTTAGCAGTTTGGTTCGGTACTAAGAAGAAACCTAAAGGTTCAAAACAACCTTCAGGACCATGGGTTAATATTTGTAGAAAGAAAGAAGGAGGAGGACATCCCCCTTGTGGTAGACCTGAGGCTGATAGTAAGGGATATCCTAAATGTCGTGCTAAAGGAGTTGCGGCAAACATGACCGACGCTCAAAAGAAATCAGCATGTTCACAGAAAAGACGTGCCGAGAAAAAAGATCCCAAAGTCGGAACTGGAAACAAACCAACTATGGTATCTTATAAACCAAAAAAATCCCAAAACGAATCATTAAGGGATTTAATTGTTAAAATTTTGAAAGAAAACATTAGATAAGTTTTTCTAAAATTTTTTTCAGTGAGTGTTGTACTTGGCTATGCATTTCTTTTTCAAATTTCATCCTTGCTTCTTCCACTTTGTTATCGAACAACCTTCCAAGTTTTTGCCCCATTTGTAATGAAATTGTGATGTCATAATTGTAAATATGGTTGGTAATGTTTATTCTATCTTCTTGAATTATGACAAACATTTCTAAAGTTTCATTCTTGATGTATCTTTTTTGAGATAGAGGGGCAATCAAAAATTTGGAATCCTCATGATTTATCAATTGACGACAAATTGAACCACCAGTTTTTTCATTATCATCAAAATTGACTTTTGGTTGAATTTTTCGATTCATCCTTATGAAAAATTTTAACCATAACTTTCTGAAGAATTTTTTCATGTCTTTTGTGGGATATAATAACTATTCAAAGATATGAAAATGATTTAAGAATAAAAAAGTATTCTATACATTTATTTTTTTAATAAATTCTTCCCAAACCTCAACAGTGTTATCATTTCTTCCAATATTTGCTGAGTAACATGTTAATACTACATTTTCTTTAGTATAACCTTTTGTGCGGTCTAATCTATCTAATGATGGTTGTTGTGGGTGTTTACCATTTTGGGAAGGAACTAAAGGTACTTTGAACCAATAACAAAGTCCATTTTGACTTTCAAGTATTTCGTTGATGTCGTTAACAGTTAATTTGTGATTATGTCCACGAAATTTAGAATCATGTATTAGCGTATTTTGCCATAACCTAACTCGTCTTTCTTTTTGTTTAATTCCTTCAGATTTTCTGAAATCTGAATCTATTCTTTTACATCTTTTATACTCTCTGGTTATTTCTAAAGTACAGGTTTTACATTTCAACCCTCTTTGAGATTTATAAAAATCATCAACACTTTTTGTTTCTCCGCAAATTTTACATGTTTTATGTGTTCCCATATATATAAATATATGGATAAACACAAAAAGATAAAAAAAAAGGGAAATATTTCCCTTTTTAACAATAAGCCCCTGAACAATGTTTTTTACCGTCTAAACCCGGCATCTTACCTTTACATACTTGGACTCCGTAGCCGTTACTATAAGCTGAGGGGTGAACCTTAAACTTTCCCTTAGCGGCAGCTAAACCTCTAGCACAAAGTTTGGTTCCCGTTTTCTTTCTACCTTCGGACATTTCTTCATAATCGACATATTGTCCCATTTTTCTTTTTTCATTCATTATGAAATCAAAAACTTGGTCCATGTTTGTTTTTGCTTCTGAAACGTGGTCGTCAGCCCAATCATGTCCATCTTGTAGAATTTGGTCAATCATTTCTTCATCCATTTCCAATAACATTTTGCACTGTCTTGCAATTTGTTTTAGATTACTGAAGAACATATAATTTTCGGATTCTTGTTGTTCACTCAAAACTCGTTTGACTAAATGTGATAAATCTTTTTCTGTTAATTTTACTACTTTGTTCATTTTGTATTTACGATTGAAAATGTTAATTGTCTCTTATAAGTATCTTTTTCTCCTGAAGTATTCACTTGGATATCAACAAAATATTGATTTGGGATTTTGTCTCTCATATCAAATATGAAGTAATACTCGTTTGGTGTTCTGTTCAATGGAGTCCAATCTTGTACTAATACTTCTGTGGTACCTTCTGTGACATAAACTCTATAGAACCCTGAAACGTCTAATAATAGTTGTTGACCCGTATATGCCTTTTTGATTGTTACACCAACCTTACGAATGTCTGTATTAAGAATCTTCTCATTTTGAAGGATACCGTAGAAATCAAATCCGTAAATTTCAGGGTCTTTAGATACAGAACCTATTTGAATACCTGAAGTATATGGTTGTAATGTGAATTGATTTGTTACATTTGGAATGGATTGACCATTTATAGTAAGACCAGACCATACATCGTAAAATAAACATGGTGTCGGGAAATTAGCAAATCCATTAGGTACTGTAACTTCGTATATTCCCTTAGTTTTGAGACAAGTATTTAATGAAGTCATTCCAGTTATTGCTGTACCATTTCTATCTTCGATTCTAACGAATGGGTCTGAATCAAGATTTACGAAATCTCCATTCTGATAGACATACAAGAATAACTTGTTTTCTTGGTTTTTGAGGAATAGGTTTCTATCATCTTCTACAAAATCATTGTAATTTGTTAAAAGATAAGGTTGATAGAAAGTTTGAGTATGTCTTGAGAAAAATGCCACACTATAACTTTCCGTAAGACCTGTGATATTTTCTATTTGAGGTAGGTATGATATACCCCAACCTGTGACACCAGTAATTGACCCATTTAAGATTCCATTAATCTCGGCGGTCATATTCATGTTCAAATCTTCATTACCAAGTTCAAAATGTTGTCGTGCAACGATAGTTAAACCTGAGTAATTAACAACACCTTGGTTTACATTGTTGTAGATACCATTTTGAGACCATCCAGAGAGAGTTGTTGTTTGATACCAGTTAGATGGTCGTGTGGAATATGCTCGACTGTCAACGTACGTTAAAGGGGAAATTCCACCATTCGCACTATTCTGTGCAATGTTGAAATCATTGTAGTCGTAACCAACTCCTTCATCCCAAAATTGAGGTTGACCTGTGGTTCCTGAAAACTTAGGGATTCTCCATAATATTAAGTCGAACGAGGTGGCTCTTCTTCTTTCGTTTGACATGAATGAATTTAATAATTCATTATCAAATGATGACGTGTTTGTCATTTGGAGAGTGTGAGTCATTGCTGAAGTACACCCTGTGGATATAACACCTGAACTTATGTTTTCTTCTAATAAAGATAAATCTAAATCAAAGATAAATCTTGTGAAACCAAAGTTTGGGACAATTAAATCCGAAGCACCGAAATTCAACTCAATTACAGGATTTCTTCCCGTATTAACATATGAGTTTGAAATGATGGTATTGTTTTTATTTATATAAGACCTTAAGATCGACATTTATCTTTTATCTTATAAATATCAATTAAGTCGAATATTTTTACTTAGAATTTTGTTAACCGCATTATTGAGCTCGGTTAGAATTGATTGAACGTTTGTTCCTTCTTGAGTTACGGGTACTGGAGGGAGGCCTGGATATGCGTGAGTATGAGTCACCAAGAATTTTACAATCAAATTAATTAATTCCAAAAGTTCTTCACCTCTAACCATACTTGAAGTTTTTGGAAGAAATTCATTGGCAAATTTCTCAGGACTAATACCATAAAGTGTATCATCGAAATTGATTTTTCCCTTACCCGGTATTTGTGAGTTATGTGAAATTAAAAACAATATATCACTTCCTAACGCACCGTAAGAAGACTCTTGATTTACATATTTTTGTTGTGGAATTACTAATTTTTTCGGAGTTTTTGGAATCCCAACTTTATCTTTTGCATAAATCAAACCATAACCACCTCTTAACGCGGGATTTAATTTAATTCCTTTATAAACGTCACTAATGTTAGTAACTTCTATTGGTGTTGCCGATGAACCTAAAGGTGTGGAGGGGTTCAATTTTGAATACATTATTGTATTAGGTCGGTAGTAAATTGGGAACTTATTTGCAGCATTATTGTCATTAAATAATTTAACGCCACTTTTAGTTACATCTGTTTCATTACACTGTTTTATGAAATCATTTATAAATTTAATGGTTTCTATTTTGGATAACATTGCAAATGATTCAATTGCAACCAATTTTTTAAGGTTTTCTGAAATTTCACTGTCTACTGAAATAAATTTGGAATTTACGGTAACATTTGGTTTTAATTGATATAAATAAACTGAGCCAGAGAATTTATTTTGAGTATTTTCAGGATTTGTAATAACCCACTCAATTAAATATTTTGTAAGTAGGACCTCCTCTTGTAGTTCATAAACAACTTTTGGTTCTAAATTTTGTAGTGTACTTTGGAATTTTGAAAGTTGTAAAAAACCTCTTTGTTGGTTTGCGACAGGTATTACATTTGGTTGTAATTGTTCTCCTTTGAATTTACCAGCTCTGATTAATACTTCGTCTTGTTTTACAATAACATCTGCGCTACCTCTACCCATTAAAGCATTATCTCCTGGCTGTGGAAATACACCCTTGTGAGCTGATTGGTCCGTGAACGTGCCATCTTGATTTTTTAGCGGTTTCGGGTTTTTGATTTGCATACCCGTACCTGTAAATTTATTTCCACCGAAATAAAATTCTTTGAAAGTTGCGGTTGGGCTCGAGAAGGTATTTTGGATGTAGTATTGATTTTGATATTTAAAATCTTTGTTAACGTAAATCACCTGAACTAATTCATCAACTTTAGGTACTGAGTACACAAAGTAAGGAAGTAATGTATTAAATATAAAAGGGTCTCTTGATGTCCATATATCTTTTTCCTCATTCCATGGCGGATCACTAATACTTTTTAATATATCATCATAATTGTCAATAAGTCTTACTCCCCTGATTCTTCCTAACATCATTGGGTCTTCGGTATTCAACACCCTACACTGAAAAAATATTGAGTTATTTTCCATTATTTCTTTCTTGATAAACTTTTAATAATCTGTCATATAATTCTTCTACTTTGTCTAAATATAGAGTACTTTTTATTATAGACTCTTTTGTGGCATCAAAATCCGATGATAGTAAATCCATATATTCCACCAATTTTGTATTTGGTAAATCTTTGAGTGATAGTTGACTATCTAATATTTCATTAAATTTTTCGTCTTTCATTTTTACAATTTTTTTCCGTATCCAGGGCCTGTTGCGGTTGCAACTAAAATTTTTCCGTTTTCCGCTTCTTCTTTATCACTTCCCCTTTTACTTATTAAATCGTATAATCCCATTAAGTTTGGTGAACCATCGGGTAAAGTTCCTGTAGGTATCCCTACTTTTTGTAGACCTTCGATAACATTTATTGATGCTCTTTCAGGTGAAGTTCCTGGTAATAATGCCGCCAAAGATAATAATGGTAGTGGTATTTGTATTGGAACTGTTTGACCAATTAAATTTAGTAGAAGTAAGATGTTATCTAAAAGACTTTTACATTTTCGATAATCGTTAACTAATTGAGACACAACTAGTGCAATTTGTGCTAATCTAAGTATTATTGCGTAGTTCTTCAATACTGCCGACCGTTGAATGTCAGAAATTATACTAGAAACTAAATTAACAATATCTTTCTTTAATATTTCATAAAGCACTTGAAGAAATTCTGCATTAATCTGAGAAATAACTTGAATAGCAAAAGTTTTGTATATTTTTAAGAAGTCTTCTCCACTATTTACAATATTACTCCCTTGTGTACCAATATTGGCCCCTTCGTTTCCAAATTCAGTAATTGATGTGGTAGTTTCATTAATTTCAGTAACAGCTTGATTATAAGTGTATGTCGCTCCTGATTGAACCACAGACAAAAGGGTGTAAAGAGGTAATAAATTTTTTGGTGTTAATATTCCTGCGGCAACTGCTATTGGTATTTTTTTAATAACATTTTTATCTATGGAAACTTTTACATTCAGATTCGAAGGTGCCGTTAAAGACCAAGTAGGGTTATCTGATATCGAATCAATAATCTGTTCAAGATTGACAACTTGTTGGTCAACTGTTTCTCCACTCAAATTATCTCGAAACTCAATTAATTGGTCGACTAATACCTCAGAATCAACGGGAAGTTGTATATTATCACAATCTTCGAATTCCATGATACCATTCTGAACATTCGATATTTGTACTTCGATATTTCTTAAATCTATTTCATTAAGTTCAAAAAAAGATTCGTCAACACCATCTAATTCTCCAACTTTGGAAACACCACTAACATCGATTTCTCGTCTCTCATCAAAACATAATCCAAGTATTCTTGCAACAATTAAACCAAACCTACTTTGGTTATTCAATTCTCCAAAACCAACTTGTGCGTCGATGTTTAATGCTCCTGAAATTATATTTACAATTTGAGCACCAATATCAACAGTATCTACTATGTTTATAGTACTATAATAATCGGAAATAAACTCTCCAACATTATTTGTTATATTACCAGAATTATCTTCTCTATCAATTAAAAAAACTCGATAGTAATCACCTGTCACACCAAAACTATTTGTCTTAGTATATTGTAAATCAAATAGATTTTGACCTGACTTTCCTAAATAATTTTTTCCATTTATTTGACTATATGACCTACCTTCATTGTCTGAGGTCATTAAGTTGAATAACTGTTTATTCATCGGAAATGCGACTTCTCCACCATAAGGACGAAACGATGGGTCCGCGGATGGGTCAGGTTTTTCGTAATAAATTTTACCGAAATTGGTTTGTGGAGACTGTTTAAGATTTGAAAAAAAATCTAAGGAATTTACTGGTATATATATCCCTTCTTGTTGTGGTCTAAGTGGTAAAGGTCGTAAAGATAAACTTTCTGCAGTTACACCGTTATATGTTTGTTCAACAGAACATCCAATTGCGTTTATTGTTTCTTTTTTAAGAATACCTTCCATTTTAGGCCCGATTTCCGCCGCCGCCTGTAATATTTTTGACCTCAAATATTTAATAGTGGAACTACCGTTACCTTGAGTTTGACCCAAAAATCCCAACAATTGATCCATTGAATTAGGAGGGTCTCTTTGAAATCTTTTTTGAAATTCACTTACTTTATCTAATGAACTAGAAATTTGTGATGTTGCTTCTGATGCTGAGTTTCCAGCCTTACCCAATAAACTCTTCTCGGATTGTGAAACCTCCCTATAAGTTTTGTAAGCGTCGATTTTACTTTGAATCGACTGCTGAGTTGAATTTATATCTAAAGGCATATATTATCTCATTTTATATGATTCCTCATCTTTGGAAACATCTTTCTCAATGAGATTCTGTATTAAATCATCGTCTAAATCTGCAAGAGAGAATGATTCCTCTTTATTGTTGTTTGTTTTCTCCCAAATACTTGATTGTAGTTTTGATAAACTAATTTTTTTCTCCACACAATCGTTTACAATTTTTTGTTGTTTTTCGATTACAGGACCAATAGTAGTCATGTCGGATGGGTCTTTTAATAACGCCAACATTTTATTTTGAATTCTAATTGCAGTTTGTCTTTGCTCAACAAGTTCATTATAGATTTCTTGCATGAGTGATAATATAGAATCTTTAGTAAAATTGATTTCTTTCCTTTGAGGTCTCGGCATATCTATAAATACTTTTTTATTAGTTTTTGATTCTTGATTGAATTACTATGTATAGTTTTTTAAATCTTTTAATAGAGCTACGTATTTCTTTAGTACTCAAATTAGTCATTTCTCTGAGTGATAATAGTATTACGTTCTTGTTAAATTTATTATTGTCTGCTCCTGAAAATATTGTTTCATAATTATCAAATAAATCAATCAACGCGTAACCTAACTTTTTTTCATTATCGTTCAACTGTTCTGATTCGATATAAGTTTTTAATTCAGACAAATATTCATTGATAATGTGGTCAGTTTCAATCACATCATCGTCAATTCTATAAGTCAAATCGGGTCTTTCCTCGAGACTTGATGAAATGTCTTCGTATGATATTTTTCTATTAGTCTCTTTTTGGTCTTTAATTATCTGACCCATCAGATAGTTTTTACAAATAGTCCCAAAATAAGAGTAAGCTTTTTTATTTTTATCTGGCTTAAACTTATCGACTTTCGTCATAAGAAAGGAATGTGTATCTGTATGAATTTCCTCAAAATCCATATCTTTACGATATAACTTATATCGTCGAATAATTGAGGAAATCATTTTATCTAAAGGGTGTCTTAAAAATTGATTATAGATTTTATTTTTTTCGTAAGACGATTCGGCAATTAGAAATTTTCTAACTGCCTCTTCTTCTCTTACATCGAAATAATTTTCTTTAACTGCCTTTCTACCTCTTTTTTTCGATAAAACATCCTCTGTTGCAGCAGAGAGTGAATCTTGCATTAAGCATTTTCAGATTGATATTTTATGGATCTGTCGTCCGTGAAAAAATACTCTCTTTTTGCGGTTTGAATCCAAAACTTTACCTCATCTTCAACCATTTTACTCTCCCCAAATTTATAATTCCAAAAAATAGAACCTTCTCTAAGGTTTACGTGTTTGTAACCAAGTCTTGGAATTGTCATAACTGAAACTGAGTTATATGTTAATCGTAATAGGAACTCATAAATAAAAGTCAATTTAATTGATGGTTTGAAACCTCCAAAATCTTCAATAATGGATTTTTTGAATACTGAACCAGCAGTTTGAAAGTTTTGATATTCTTGTAACGTATCGTTAGTTAAAATGCCCATCTCTTGTGAAAAATTTGCGGCAAACGTAGCTTCATTTGTAAAACCTGCAAATAATCCTTTTTCATCCGTTTCAACGACAACAGGTAAGAACATTTGGACTTCAGGAAATGATTCAACATATTTTTTAACATTCTTGAACCATATTGATGAATATTCGTCATCAAATTCAAAAAGAGAAACCCAAGTTCCTTTCGCATTTTTTATTCCAAAATTTACTTGACTAGCGTAGTTTGGTTCTTTGTCCCACAATAACTTCGTTACATTCAAATCCCCAAAATCATATGAATCCAATATGTCAATTAAAGATTGTTCTTGTGAATGAACAATTACTAGTTCTTCAAATCCGATTTGTTGATTTTTTAAAGATAAAATTGCTTTTTCAAAAAACTCATCAAAATCTTTCGCTTTGGAAGATTTTATTGGTAGTATTACTGATAATGATAGTGTATTATTCATATTATTCTTCTGTTTTGGAAATTTGATTTTCGAATGAATCCGCCCTTGTAGTCAAATATCCTTCAAATAAAGAAACTACTGTCGATTCAAACTTTTGTTTATCCGTGTATCTTTCAACGGTTTCCTTCATTTTTTCAAAAATTAGGGGGTCGATATTATCTTCCAACCAATTTTGTGCATAATCCGCGACCAAATCAGGTAATAGAGTTTGGTCTGTAACCCAAATACCATTTTCTTCACTCATCCAATCAGGAGATAGGTTTGGAACCTTTCCAATTACAGGTACATTTGATTTCATAGATTCCAATGGGAATGTACCGAACGCACTGTGATCGTCAATCCAAATACTTAAAAAACAATCTCTCAATGAATTTGCAAATTCTTTTTCAGACAAACCCCTCAAGTCTCTGAAGGTGAACCATCTATATTGTGGAAATTTCAAATAGAATGTTTTTATCAGATTGACAGCATCACTCTGTTCTTTTGAATGAACTCCAATGATTGGCATTGCCGGAGTCGGTTTAGGTGTAAATTCTTCACTGATTAATGGGTCAATGATGTCAAAAGAAATTTGTCTCATAACCCTTTCAATATATTCTTTTTGTTTACTAGAGGTTGTAATACATTTCAAAAAACCAAATTGGTTCCATGTTTGGCCTGGTTGCAGTGTTTCTAACATATGTGCATATTGTTGGGTTAAAACAATTTTAGCACAAGGTAGTTGTTTTACTTGTTCCATTACATAACCAAAAATTTCAGGAATGACTAAAAAATCTTCTGGAGAAATTTCTAAATTTTGTCCCTCAATTGCTCTGTGAGGTATTGACATATACTCTTCATCTAACCAGGCTACGACACCTGCATAATCAGCTTTTTCATGAAGTATAGTTGGATTAAATCCATTATCTTTTAATGTTTTTGCCATTTGATATATGAGTCTCACTGAAGCTTTAGCATTACCTTTAGTATCTTGTACTAAAAAATATATTCTAGCCTGCTTGTCTCTTAATATCTGAATGGACTGTTTTACTTTTTCTTGAAGTTGGTTTTCCATATTAATAATGATTGATAAGTTTTTTATTTAATAAACTATTGAACGCCAACCTAAAAGGTATACTAACTTGTGCGTTAGATTTCATTCCAAGTTTTTCGTCAACAATTTCTTGTTCGTTCAAAACGGTATCTAATAACATTTTAACCATTTCGAACTTTATAATATTAATTTTTGTTTCTGTCACTCCTGATTCTGAATCATCACTATCATCGTCTTGATTCATATCAAGGTAATTTTCAATTTCATCTAAGTCGATAAAATAATTCTCACCTAATACTTGTATCATATTATTTCTTGTATTTTTGTTTTTAACTCCTTAAGACTTGAAATATGAAAATCGGATTCAACATCATTATTATAAGTTGTATTGAATTTAATTACAATTTTGTTTTTAGGATGATTCAATAATAGTTTAGGATTTGCAGTAAGTAAAATGTCTACGGAATCCCATAATGAATTAATTGTACTTTCACTATAAAATTTAATCGATTCGATTAAACATCCAAATTTTGAAATAAAGAATAGTGAAGCTGGTTTTGATTTCCCAATTTCATCTGAAACAATTATAATATCATGAGAATCTCTCATGTCCAAGTAAAATTCATTCAAATCCAAAAGACCTGAGGGTTCCACAGAACCAGCGTGCCCAAAAATTTCCATTGTATGTTCCTTATAAATAAAATCATATAATTCATCCTCATTTTTGAATTTTAAGTGTCTCAAAATATCTAAAGATGTTAAATCGGATATAACTTCATACTCAAAGTTATCTTCTTCATTTTCCTCTTTGAATGGATTGTTAAGAAACCATTTTTCGTATTCTTGTTGTATTTTTTTGAGAGTATCTCTTAATACTCCATTCAGTTCAATTCCAATTCTCATTCTTCGTATTTTTTTAATATTTTAGATATTAATGGATTTCTCACAATATCTGTAGATTTAAATTCAAAAACTCCAATGTCATCCATATTTTGAAATTTTTTCAAAGCATCCCACAAACCAGTTTGAGTCTTGTCCTTATGTCTATCAAATTGTTCCAAATCGCCCGATATGAAAAACTTAGAATTGAATCCAATTCTTGTTAGTAACAATTTCATCTGACTTGGAGTTGAGTTTTGAGATTCTTCAAAAATCAAAATAGAATTGTCAATATTCATTCCCCTCATATAAGCTAACGCAAATACTTCTATTGCTTCGATTTCTTTTAATTTTTCTCTGGTATCCTTACCGATTATTTTATTCAATAGATAGTATGAAGGAAAAATATATGGGTCAAGTTTTTCTTCTACACCACCAGGTAAACTACCTAGTTTTTCTTCAGCCTCCACGGCTGGTCTTACAATTATAATTTTTTCATAAGGTGTGTTAGGGTCGGATAATAAATCGACCGCACATTTCATAGCAATATAACTTTTTCCAACACCGGCCGGACCTGAACAAATACTAATTTGGTTGTTAACTAATTTTTCGTAGTATTCTTTTTGACTCTCAGATAAAAATTTTTCTTTTGTTTTTCTTTTAATTATTGAACAGATTTGTTGTTTTTTATTTTTAATTGGTGCTTCTTCACTTGTTAAAGTTGCCGTTGGTTTTGGTTTTGTTAATCTAGCCATTTTTTGTAATTTAATCTTAGTTTGAGATTTAGTAAGGTTTATAATCTTTCACTTCTCTAATTTTTGAAAATGTAATTAAGTTAATTTCATTCTTTAACCTAAATCTTTCATCATTTGTATAATAAACCTTCCTTGACAATTCAATGAATTCCTCATCGAATTTTTTCTCTGATTCGAAGACTCTTAATTTATCCTCAACATCCCAAAGGGCTGAATTTACTTCTATTAATGAATCATACAGAGACTTTACTCCATTAAGTTGTAAATAAACCTCAGATTCATTATACAATAATTCGTATTCTTCGGAAACATATTTTAATCCTTCAGGGTTTGTAATTTTTAATTTTTTTACTTGTAAAATTGATAATTTATCAATCAATTCTCCAACACTTACAGGTACTTGTAACATACTTTTTATTTTTTGTTATAAACTTTTATCCAATGTTCTATCATTTCATTAAGCATACTTTCGAAAGAATATTCGGGTTCCCATCCTGTGAGTTGTCTTAACTTAGTAGAATCCCCCTTCAAATCTTTAAGTTCTTCAGGTCTTAAATATTTTTCATCTAATTTGACCCAATCTTTCCAGTCTAGTCCAAGTTTTTCGAAAACATATAAACATAAATCACCTACGGAATGAGATATTCCAGTTGAACATACGAAATCATCAGGATTATCTTGTTGTAATATCATCCACATGGCTTTAACATAATCCTTAGCATGTCCCCAATCTCTCGTAGCTTCTAAATTACCTAGATTTAAACTATTTGATAGACCAAGTTTGATTTTAACTGCTTCCTTACAAACTTTATTAGTAACAAAATTTGTACCTCGTCTAGGTGATTCGTGGTTAAACAATATGCCATTAGAAATGAACATGTTATAAGAATTTCTGTAATTTCTTGAAATATTATAACTAAAAACTTTTGCGCATCCATATGGTGATACTGGATGTAGTGGGGTAGTCTCTCTTTGAAATCCGTCATCATCTATACTATTACCAAACATTTCAGATGATGATGCTTGGTATATTTTGATTGATGGGTTAATTAACCTAACCGCTTCTAATAAATTTAGGGTACCTAAACCTGTTACATTTGCGGTATAAATTGGTTGGTCGAATGAAATCCTGACGTGTGATTGAGCGGCTAAGTTATAAATTTCATCGGGTTCGGTATTTTTTACTACTGAAATTAAAGACGAGAGGTCAGTTAAATCCGCATAATGTAAAATAATTTTATGGTAGATTTGGTCTAATCTTGCAGTTTGATTTTCTGAGACTGAGTTTCTTTTTAATGTACCATGTACTTCATAACCCTTATCGAGTAAAAACTCGGCCAAATAAGAACCATCTTGTCCGTTAATTCCAGTTATTAATGCAATTTTTTTTGACATATTAATTTATTTTTTTTTCTCTTATTGTTTTAATGATATATTCCGCATTAGCTTCGGGACTTAAATATTTTTTATAATAATTTAAATTTTGTTCGTATTTTTCATCAATATCTGATGATAATATATTACTAATAAATTCTTCAGTAACTTCAGACCAATCATCAATAAAAATCGCTGTGCTATTTTCGTAGAACCAAGAATTAATTCTTTCTTTTGTTACTACAATACACCCAGAACCAAGAGCTTCATTATATCTAAAAGTTTCAGGACTATATCCATTTGGTACTAAACATATTTTGGAATTTGATAATTTATCATAATAGTCTTGAATTGATAATCCAGTTCTAAATCCATCGGTAAAAGTTATATCATATTTGTCTGACAAATGATTTATTGATTCATAAAATTCAAGTCTAAATGATTTATTACCGATAAAAAAAACATCATTGGTTCTTTCAGATAATTTATTACCTTTGTTAGGGTAAATTCCATATTGACCACTTGAATTAAACCCAAGATTAATTGGGAATATTTTTTTGTAATCGCAATTTTCTTGTAAATAAACTCTAAATATAATATCAAAAAAATCATAATATTTAGGGGAGTATGTAACTTCATTACTAGTATGGAATGCCATTTTATAATTCGTGTCATTTTTAATTTTTTCACCAAAATCAACTCCTTCAATTATATCTAAATCCGGATGAATAAAATATAGACTATAATTGTCATCAAATTCTTTTAATAATTGTTCTTCAATTAGTTGTACATAACTAAGCTCACTATAATGTCCTGGTAATTTATTTTGTATAATCATAATTTTTAATTTAATCTTGTGTATTTTAGATTTGAGTTTGAAAAAACCGCAAATGCTGACAAATTAGACATAGTACAAATTAATTTTTTTGTCATACCTAAAGTATATGCTCCAAAAACAATCTCTTGTATGTGTGTTTTAATTGACTCTTCGTCATTTTGTAAATTAAAAAATGGTTTGTCCTCAACTTTTGATGTTGTTAATTCATCAAAAGTGATTAATTTATTTCCATATCTTTGTTTAAATTTATTTAAATCATTAAGATTATCGGACATTAAAAATATATTTTCAAATTCTTCTTTTTCTAATATCTCAAAAATTGTTGATAAATCTATTGTTGATAAATTATGTACAACAGACATATCAGTTGCTCTTCTATGAAAACCTATGGTTTTTGTAAAATCAATTTGAGGATGTCTCGATTCAAATAATTTATTCATTTCATCATTTAATATGAAATTTTCTTTAATAATAGACTCACACATTTTTAAATTTTCTTCTGTAAATGTAGTCCGATCGTAAGCATTCAATGGGGTAATATAATTAACCAATTCAATGTTAGAATATTCATGAGTGTTTAAAAGATAATCTTCTTTATCTTGAATAAAACATGCGTCATAAATATTTTGACTACCATATCCATTAATGTTTGTCAAATCATAATAGACCTTTACTTTCTCATTTGGGTGATTTAATAATACATTGTGTATATGAATAACCCCTTCAGTTATGTATGAAAAATACCCTCTATGTCCTCTAACTGGTTTAAAAAACTTTAACATTTTCTCGTAATATTTTAATATTTTAATAAGATTTCACAAATTCTATCAATATCATCTTTAGTCATTTTATCGTGGTTAGGAACATAAATTCCTCTTTCATCCACAATTGTACAATTTGGTAGTAAAGTTTCTCCATACAATTTTTTATAAAATGGTTGCGAACCCATAGACCCTGAAATTAAAGGTCTACATGAAATATTATTATCTGTCAATTCTTTTATTAATCTTTCTTTGTCTTCTGAAGTTTTTGTAATTACAGGAATTGCAAAATTGGAAGTATAACTATCATCGATAGTTGTGGGGAACCAAATTTTTCCATCAAGTTTTGACTTGTAATATAAAAAATTTATATATCTATTATTAATCATCCCATCAACTTTGTCCAATTGTTTAATCCCTATTTGTGCCTGTAAATCAGTGCTTCTGAGATTAAATCCTGGAACGTAGAATGTATATAATGCTGAGAAATCATTAACACCCCATTTTTCCCTCAATTCTTTTTGTGCTTCGGTTGATAAATCTCTATCCCATCCATGACTCCTAAGTTGAAGTAAAGTATTATACACTTCGTCATCATTTGTTGAAATTATACCTCCCTCTATAGTTGACATGGTATGACCGAAGTATGTCGAAAAAGAAGACATTAATCCAAAGTTCCCAAGTTTTTTTTGTTTGAATTTAGTCCCCTGAGATTCACAATTATCTTCGAGAAGAATTACATCATATTTTTCACATAGATTTACAATCGATTCCATGTCTGGAGATAAGCCCAATACTGATACTAAAATTAATACAGAAGGGTTTTCTGTTTGAAATACCTGCTCTAAGTGATTCAAATCCACAGACAAGTTATCTAAATTACAGTCAATTAATAATGGTTCTAAATCGAATTGAAGAACAGGAGATAAGTCTGTTACCCAACATAATGAAGGTACACAGACTTTATTATTTTTCATTTTATTAAGTATCTTTAATGTATATAACATTAATAGATTTGCTGAGGATCCAGAATTAACAAATACTGAATATTTTGTACCTAACCACTGAGCCCATTTATTTTCAAATTCGATTGTTTTTGAACCCTTAGTTAATCGTGGGTATGTTTTTAACCACTCTATTAGATTATCGATATCTTGATTATCAATAGTATCTTGTATCAAATCAATTTTTTTCATTTTCTTAATATATTATAATGTTTAATAAACCAATCTATAGTTTCGTTAATTCCATCTTTAATGTCGACGAATTCATAATTTTTTGGTATATCTGATTTTGCAGGTTTTCTGAATTGACCTCTTGGTTTTGTTTCATCAAAAATTAAATTATTTTCAGGAATTTCAAATTTTTTAGAAACAATTTTTATAATATCCATTACAGAATGTTCAGTTTCATTAACTGCCATAAATGGTATATCTTTGTTCCAGTTATCAATTGCCCATAAAATATTTTTTGCCAAATCTTTTGAGTGAATGAATTGTCTCAAAGGACTTCCATCCCCCCAAATTACTAAGTCTTCACTATTTTGTTTGCAATTATATGCCCTGTGAATAATCCCTGGTATCATGTGGCTGTGGTCGGGATGGAAATTATCGTGAGTACCATACACATTTGTTGGAACGACTGTAATCCAATTATTACCTGTTAAATGTCTAATAATTTTTGTTTGGTACCCTGAAAGTCTTTTAGCGTAAGAATATCCATGATTGGATGGATGAGGGGGTGCAATGTCTATTTGGTCCGCAGTCAATGGGTATGTAATACATGAATCAGGAAAAATACAAGTTGATGATAAATTTACGAAATTCTTTACCTTGTTTTCAAATGATGAATTAATAACGTTATTGTTAATTTTATAATTTTCAATGAAAAAAGTTTCGTTATTGGTTGAATTTGCTTGTACACCACCAACTTTTGCAGCACAGTGTATGATAGTATCAACACCTGAATTTTTTACATGATGTGTAATATATTCATTAGTTAATTTTTCGTCTAATAAATCAACATCTTTCCTCGTGTGGTATATGTGATTATCACCTAATAATTCTTTTAATGCGGTCCCAAGTAAACCATTAGACCCAGTAATTAAGACTTTCATAATTTAATCCATTTATCGCAATATAAGTCCTTAGTGTTAAAATGTGAATAATAAGTACCAAACCATTTTAATGGGGCTATTACTTGTTTAGTTTCATTGTTGTTTAACCAAGCTCCCCACCAACTAAAAGTTGAATTGGCAATTATATTATTTTTGCACATTGACATTAAATACATGTCTTCATAATCCGTGTTATTTGAAATAAATGTTTTGTTTTCAACAAATTTAAAGTTTTCTTCACACCACTTAATATCATCTGAAAAAAATACAAAATGTTTGTTATCACCAATAATTTTAATTGCATCTTCATAATAACTTATTAACTGAGTTGGATGGTGGTTTGGGAGACCCACATAATCCCCCCTTCTGATATGAATTGAACATGTATCTTTATTCAAAATTTCTCCATACATATCCAATAGTTTGATTTTAGTTGCTTCATCAACTTCAAATAAATTCAAAATTTCTTTTTTGTGGTCAATAAAATATTTCTCACTTTGGAAGTGTCCGATTAATTTGATATTACCATCTAATTTTGGGAGAGGAGTATAATGAAAACCTCCCTCACCCATATGTTGGAAGTTATTTAACTTCTCCGAAAAATTAATTTTTCTAAAGATATTAGTTGTGTAATTGGAGTATGGTTTATGGGGTATCATCATATCTTTAGTGTCGCAAACAAATTCTTTACTATCTCTAAGTGATATGCTATAAGCAGTTGCAATTTGAAACATCATGTTTCCTAAACCACCCATTAATCTAGTTGATACTATTTCCATAAATTTAATTTTTTTCTAAAAATTTAGTAACTTCGTATTCTATTCTTTTTCTGAAATCGTGGTAGTTAAAAGACGTTTCATAGTTAGCCTCAACATATTCTAATTTTTCTTGATATGTTTCAGGTGTGATTTTATTACAAACCTCCACCATTTCTTCAAGCGACTTTACGTGAAAAATACCTCTAATATCAAAAAATTCCTGAATGTTATTACACCCGATATAGATAGGGATTGTCTTAGTTTGAAAACAATCAATTAATTTTTCCGTAAACCAATTATCATGAGTAACATTCTCAATTACAATATGAAATTGCGAATAAAATAATTCGTTCTTCCAAAGGTTGGTGCTCATTTTTCTTAAATCTGAAGATTGGGAGAACGGGGTATTAATACTGTTAAATAAATGAACTGGAATTGAGGTAATTAATTTGCTTTTTTCTTGAATGGAATGTCTTAATCTATGACCCTCGCATTGTGATTTACCTCCAACTAATGACGTAATACAATATTCTTTTTGACTTGGAAATTCAAAATCTTTGACCCAAGTTGTTCCATATGGGAATAGTTTTGAATTTGGGCAATTTGATAATATCTCTTTATCCCACGTCAGGATTAAATCAAACTTCTGATGGTTGTTAATTGCGGATTGTCTAAATCCAGAAACTTCATTGGGCTCAAGTACCCAAAGTATTCTTGTTGATTGTTTAGGGGTGTTTGGTATCATGTCAACAAATAGTTCACAAAATTTTTCTGTTTGAAATGAAACGTCCAAACCAAAACTGGAAATTACTGATAAATTATACATTTTCTTTTAATATTAATGTTTCTACAGTATTCAGTGCACTTTCAATAACTTGGTGCATATCATAATACTTGTATTCTGCTAATCTCCCCCCAAAAATATATTTGGACTGAGAATCTGATAGTTTTTTATATTGATTATACTTAGAATTATTATCTAAATCATTTACAGGATAATACGGTTCTGTGTTTTTTGAGTCGTATTTTACAGGATATTCATATGTAACCCAAGTTGAATCCGATTCAATTTTTTCGAAATGTTTGTGTTCGATTATTCTGGTGTACATGGTTGATTCATCAGTATAATTGATGACTGCGACACCTTGGAAATTTTCTTTTTGATACTTGATGTGATTGAATTTTGTTGTCTTGTATTCTAACTCCCCAAATTCAAAATTATAAAATCTATCAATAGGCCCTGTATAAATTATTTTTTTTGAAATACTTTCCCAATAATTTTTATCAGATAAGAAATCAACATTCAATTTTACTTCAATCCCATCCAACAACTTATCAAAAATTTGTGTATATCCCCCGATTGGTATTCCTTGATATCTATCGTTAAAATAGTTGTTGTCATAAGTGAATCTTACGGGCAGTCTTTTAATGATTTCTATAGGTAAATCTTTTGGGTCTTTACCCCATTGTTTTGTGGTATATCCTTTGATTAATTTTTTATAAACATCCTTACCAACCAACTTTATTGCCTGTTCTTCTAAATTTTTTGGAACATCAATTTCATTAGATTGAGATTCAATAATTTTTTTTGCTTCTTCAGGTGTAACAATATTCCAAAGTTTATTGAATGTCCACATGTTGAACGGTAATGAATAAATTTCACCATTATAATTCGCAACAGGACTATATACGAAGTTATTAAACTTTACATATTTATTAATCCATTCCCAAATTTTTTCATTGGAAGTGTGAAAAATGTGTGGACCATATATGTGTAAGTTGATACCATTTCGGGGTTCAGTATAACAATTTCCACCAATGTGGTTTCTACTTTCAATTACTAAACATTTAAACCCTTTATCCGTTAATTCCCTCGCACATATCGAACCGAAAAATCCACTTCCGACAATCAAATAATCATACATCTAAAATCAAATCGATTTTTACGTCAAATTTATTTTGTTCATTCCAAAAAATACTAATCAAATGGTTTCTTCGATGAATAATCTCCTCCCAATTAGGATACTCATCAATATAATTTTTTTTCTTTTTTAATTCGACAATCGTCATACCCCAAGATAAAGGATGGTTCGACATTTTTATAAATTCATCTTCATAGTTTAATGAGTCGACACCAAAAAAACTTTTAACTCCTTCTTCAACTCTATCCCAAGTAATACCACCATAAATGTCATTTTTATCTAAGTCCCAATTAGTGTCATGAAAGGCGATGAATCCACCTTCTTCTAAATGAGGATACCAAAAATATAATTCGGTCATAACTTGTTCTTTGATATGAAATGTATCCACGAACAATCCTGAAATTTTTTTATCCCAATACTTTCCGACAGTTGAAGAGTCTCCTAAAATTTTTGTATAGTTGGGATGAGACGAAACTGTCGAGTTTAACATACTCCAATCGACATCGACTCCAAATACTTTATTATTTTTTTCGACAGATTGTAATAACATTATTTCTGAGGAAACACCTCCTCGAACTCCCAAATCAACAAAAGTTGAACTTTCATACTTAGATACTATCGAGTATAATTTATCAGCATTTACACCGATATCAGTAGAGTGAAACTTGGTTAAATCAATCATATAAAATATTGCTTTACTAAATTATTTAGTTGTTCTTTTTGGTTTAATATTGATGAACGGTAAAGAGAATAATCTTGTAACATCGATTCAAAATTTTCGAAACAATTACGAATCAAACCACTAATTTCTTCTATGCTCGATGTTTTGTATTTACCGCTAACAGGTATGTCATTATAAAATCCTGCAGATCCTTTAAGATTTGTTAACACACAATTCCCAAGAATTGCCGATTCTCTTGGTATTCTATCTCTCCCTGGATGGTGACCAAAATCTATGTAAATTTTACTTATTTTTAATAATTCAATAATTTGGTCCTCACTCATTCCTGCAATAGGTACAAATTCAATATCAGGGTTTGATGATTTAATAATGTTTGTAATTTCCATTCCTTTTGCAGGATTGTAACACACAATATTTTTTTTCATCAAAATATCGAATGTTGTTGACGTATATTTTTCAGGTATATAATCGAATAATGGTAGATACTTTTTAGCTCCATTTTTCAATAAAAAATCTAAAGCGTAAAAAGATTGATAAAAGTGAGTAATATTATCATTTGCAAAATCTTGAAATTTACCATGATTGTTATCAACACTCAACCACCATATTGCTTTTTTTAAATTTTTATAAGTCCCTAATTTCTCTGTCCAAACTTCAGGATAAATTATCCAATTATTTGGACTATCATCAACTTCTAATGAATGTTTAATATTGTAGTGTTGATATTTTGATGGGATTGGAACCGAATGAGGGATGTCCCACAATACGATTGATTCTCCACCTAAATTGTTGATTGCGTCTGCTAGTTGAAATAAAGATTCTACTCCACCAGCTATGGCTTGTGCAGGAATGTTTATATATATTTTTTGCTTTGTCATATTTTATGTTTAATTTTTACATGATTAATTTCAGCATGGATGTCTTTATTATATAGTGAGCTGATTTGGGTCGGATGCATTCTATTAGTTATTAGTGGGTCTGTAATAATAGTGGGAAGTCCATATCTGATGTAAAGTTGATAATACATTTCACAATCCATTAACATGGTTAATTCTTCATCAAACAAACAAGGATTGTTATTCCTAAACGATAATACAGACGGAGAACTTATGGTGTTCACACCGAGTGGGATATCTTTATTCCAATGTGGTATCATAAAATTTCCATATGTCATCCCATCATTATTTGTGTGATTACAACCACTTACTAACCAATTACATTGTTCGTCTTGAAAACTATTTATAATTTTTTCAAGAGCATCATTTTGATAAAAGAAATCATCCTGAAACATTATTTTGATTATATCTCCATCTGCATTGATTATTGCATTATTTGTGTTTGCAGGGCCATTTCCTAACAAGCGGTCGTTTTTTATATAAATAATCTCAAATGTTTGTGAATATGAGTCACATAAATCTTTAATATCATTATTCTTACTATGGTCAGAAATTATGATATTAAAATTATTATACGTTTGACTGGATATTTTTTCAAAATTATTTTTTAAGAATTCAACACCCCTTCCGTATTGTTCCCAAGTCGGTATGCAAATTGAAACTTTCACTTTAGAGTTTACTATATTCATGCTTATTTCTTATTTTGTTTGCGGTTGCAATAACATTACTCATATATACTTTATGCTCATTGATAGGGTTGGATTCATTATAAATGTAATTTATATCAGATAAAAATCTGTAATGTTCCTCTCCTGACATTTCAAACATTGGAAACATAAATGATAAATCTCCTGCAACACTCCAATAATTATTGTTTTCATCTCGTAAATCTTCAGGCTTAATCTTTTTCCAAAGCCATGATTTCCATGTTCTGAGATGAGACAATGTAAATGTTTGTTTTCTTACATTAGAAAAATTAGTAGGAGGATTTGCAAATCCTGGTCTTCCGTCATGATATCTGAAAGATCCACTAGTCATCCAAACGTTTTCATTTTTATAAATTTCATTTATTCTTGTAAAAACATTTGAATCGGATAACCAATCATCACCATCGACTTCAACACAAATCTCATCATCTCCAATATTTTGATGCCTAATAATTTGGTCGTAATTTCCAGTTTGATATAGTTTTGATTTATTTTCGACCAAGATGAATCTTGAGTCATTTTTTATTGTTTCACGAACAATGTTAACTGTATTATCTGTGGATAAATCATCAGTAATGTAACATGTGAAATCTTTGTATCTTTGACTCATTATACTGAATAAAGATTTTTCGATGTATTTTTCGCAATTGTAAGATGTGGTTAATATTATCATGGTATGTCAATTAAAAATCCTTCAACTTTAGACCCTACTTTAAAAAATTTCAACCTCCCATTGTAGGATTCGGAAAGAGAATTTAATTTTGATGAAACTAGTGGATCTTCAACAACATTAATTGTATATCCTTCATTAAGTAAATCAAGACATAACTGATATTGTTGAGAACTTTCCAAAATGTTTGTATTTTTTTTATAAGAAAGCCCATTTATAACAAATGGAATTGATTTATCAGGATTCTGATTTACATATTTTTTTTTCAAAAAGTCCAAATGTAGTTTATTTAAGTCATCAATTTTTGATATTAAATTTACATCTGTTTTAGAATTTTCGAGGATATAATTTAAAGCTTTATTATCTCGGGATATAATTGGACCACCAAATCCAAAACTATATTTGAATTCTTTATCACCAATTCTTGAATCACCACCCATTGCATTCAAAACTAAATTAATATCTTTATCAATACCTAAATTCGTCATTAGATTTCCTACCATATTTGCAAAAGTATTTTTTATGGAAACAAAAGAACTAATCGCAAGTTTTGCAACTTCGGCCGATTTTGTATCCATCATAAATGCGTTAATCGACTTGTTTTGAATTTTTTGATATATTTGAATAATATTATCAAAAATTTGTTGATGATTAGTTCCGATTAATAACAAATCTGAGTTTTTTAGAGTCGAAACTATTTCTCCATTTTCTGACAACACAGGATGATATGCGACTTGTATATTAAACATATCTAATTTTTTCTGAATTTGTTCAACATCTCCTGGATTGGTAGTAGTGCATATTACAAACTTTTTTTCATACAATGGGATGTCCAATTTAGATACATCAAAAAAAAGATTCGCAACTTCAAATACAACCGATGTATCAATATTACCATCTAAAAAAGGTAACGTTTCAATAAAGGTAAAAATAATATCAGAATTTGTGATTATTTCAATCGGGTCAGAAGTAGTAATCCCTTGTTGCTCAAATAACATTCTTTGAACATAAGGTTCTGATGTTAAACAAACATTTTGATTTAGATTATAAATTAATTCTTCATCATTATCTGAAACAACTACGGATAATCCTGATTCTTTACACAACAAAGCAAATGGGATGCCAACTTTACCTAATCCGATAACACCAACTTTCATTATAACACTTTTTTATATTCTTCTTTTATTTGTGATGCAACATTTGTAGAATAATATTTTTCTATATCTGATGGAGGATTGAATTTTTCTTTGGAAAGAATAAATCCTCCTGAATCAACTTTGTAAATCCAACTTGGTTTTCCACACATCCATCCTTCTATGGTTGTACGACCCAACTGAATACCTGCGGTTTCGGAACATTTTTGAACGTATGGTTCTACATTCCATGTTGGTGGGAAATGTTTAACATGAGAGTTTGTCAATATTGCCGGAAGGTAATTTGATTTGTCTTCCCCTACCAACCACAGTTCTTTACCATTCTCAGCAGTGTGGTCAATCAAATCCATAATTGTTTCTTTCCGTAGGTAATCTATGGTTCCAACGAATAATATATAGTTTTCTTCTTTTACTGGCTTAGATTTGAATTTTTCATTATCGATTGGATTATATATAACCTCAACCATACTTTCGTCAATTTCGAATTTGTTAACGATATGTTCTTTTATTTCAGGTCGAATTGCAATATACTTTTTGATGGATTCATGTTTGATTGGGTCTTCCAATTCGATTACTTCAGAATGTATAGAATATATCTTGTCGATTTCAGGATAGAATTGAATCATTCTTTCGGCAACAGGTTTGTGTTGCATGTGAATGATATCAAAGTTTACAGGGCCTACACGGTACATTACGTTTGGTTCAGATGTTTGTAATCCATCTTCAGTTTGAACTCCCCACTTACCGTCACCCAATTTAAATCCAGGCGATTGTTCGAATGGAACACATTTGATTCCTTGTTTTCTAGCTAAATCAGTTAATGGACCTCCAATTTGTGATAATACTGTGACATCACAATTTTGTTTCATTAAGTTTTTAGCTAGCTCGTAAACATATAATTCTGATCCTGTAAATGTTCTAAAAAATAAACAACTAATTAATACTTTAAGTCTTTTATTTGGGTCTAAAGGTAATTTTAGGGGTAAGTTGTTTTTGTATTTTTCTTGAAAAATTTGACGGTTTTCCTCCCATTGTTGATTGGTTTGACCTATTGATTTGTGAGTCATTCTAATGTTAGTGATGACACCAACTTTAACTCCTTGTAAATGGTTTTCGAAACAGAATGGAATGTCATAGAAATGAAATCCATTGAATTCTTCGTTGAATGGTTTTTTTATTCTTTCTTTGTGTACTGCGATAAACAAACCATCAACAACTACTGTTTGATACACTGTATTACCTACCGCATCGGCATATTTTGACTCCCATTTTTTCCCATCTTTTTCATGATTAACAATACCAACCATTTTTTTTCTATCTTCCCACCACATTCCACTTGCGGGCATCGAAGTTGTTCCCGCCATACCTATAATTCCGAAATCAGTTTTTTCAAAATGTTTGAGTAGTTTGCTATACCAAGCGGGAGTATCGAAATAAATGTCATCATGGCAAAAAAGTACTATATCAGTCTTTGCTTCTAATAGTATCTCATTATAAACTCTCGCCAAAGATTTAGTTCCATTATTAACTTTTTCAATTACTTCAAGTTTTTTGAATCCAGAACTTTTTTTAAGGTACTCAATAAACTCAGGTTTGCTTTCTCTAGTTGAATATCCTACAGTTATCATAATCCAGTGCTTCCAAATCCATTATCCATTCTATCTTTATTTCCGACCTTGTCCATTAATTCTACTGAGACATACTTTCCACACACAACGGGACATAGAACTGCTTGAGCAATCTTCATTCCTTTCGCTACGGTTACGGATGTTTGAGTGGTATTAAAAACAATAACTTTGATTTCACCTACATATCCTGAATCAACGGTTCCAGGAGTATTTAAAACAGTAAGTCCTTGATTTAATGCCAAACCACTTTTGGGTCTTATTTGAATTTCATGTTCTTCAGGAATTGACAATTTAATACCTGTTGGAATCAATGATCTACCGAATGGAGGTATAATTATTTCTATCGTCGAACGTAGGTCGAATCCTGAATCTGATGGGTAAGCGTATGAGGGAACTTTCGCGTCCTCATGGATTAGCTCTACACCTAATGACTTTGTTTTCATCATGGTCATGTGACTTTCATTCAATTCATCAACAGACATTCCCAAAAGACTTTCTATTTCTTTCATGTAATCTTCTTCAGGTTCAACTCCTGCATCTTGTTTGATTTGGTCGAATGTTTCTTGTATTTGTTTCCAAATATCTTGGTTTAAATTTATGTTTGAGTTTTCCATTATACTAAATTTGTAATTTTTTTTATAACATCAATTAATACTAATACGTCTTTTTCACAGTATTCTACAATACCTTTGATGTCTTCATTTATCCAATATGCTTCATGTACCTTATTTCCTTTTATCTCCATATTTTTTGAAGATTCAACACCCATAGAAACACACATCAATTCTAATGAAGCGATCGTACCATAGCCACCGTATTGCCAAAGTTCCTTGGTATCTAATGCCTTAATTTCCCATGGTTTGGTGTCATGACCTGGTAATATTTTTGGGGGTAATAATCCATTAATAATCATTCTTTTTGCCAACATAGGAATATCAAATCCTTTGACGTTGTGACCACAAAGGAAAAATCCTAATTCTCCAACCCTACGTAAAAGTTTCTGAACTTCTTGTAACAATTCTTGTTCATTTTTGTTACTAAATGATTGCATCTTTATTTCACCTTTATCGGTGACAAAGGCAACACTTACACAAGCAATTTTTGCAAACTCGGGAACTAATGCTGAACGGTTATAGAAGATACTATCAAGAGATAATGTTGCGTCTTCAGGAAATCTTTTTTGAAACCAATCAAGATAATTAATAAAAATAGACGAAAGTTCAGGTCTGTTTTTCCTCAATGTTTCCCAATTGGATTCAATTCCAACTGTTTCAATATCAATAAAAAGTAGTTTTTCTAAAGGTATGTTTATCATGATTTATTTGCAATATCAATATAAAATTGTTTTCTATCCTTAGTGACGTTATTCAAGTCATATTTGTCTTTTACTGTTTCATACAACCTTTCACCCATATCCTTAATGAGATTGGGGTTTTTAACTAATTTCTCGATGAACTTAGACCAGTCAGCGTGATTTCTTGATTCGTTTACCAAAATTGCATTTCCATCTACAAAATTTCCGTGTTCTAAACAATGTTTCAAGTCAATGGTGTAAGGACCGATGTTTGACGCAATTACTGCTTTTTTATAGAAACCTGCCTCAATCACTTTGAGCTGTGATTTCATTCTATTAAACATAGTGTTTTTGATTGGAGCTAAAGAAATATCAAATTTTGAATAATTCTTTGCATAACCAGTTACTGGTTTAGTCCATACTCTTAGATATGATTCGTTTTTTTCGCTATCATAATCTTCTTGATTATACTTGAGTAGATAATTTTTATAATCGTCAGACACAATCTTATAATTTTGAGTAAATACTTTTTCATATTGTGCCCACACAGTTTCTGCCGGAAGAATATTTCTCTTGGTATGTTGTCCTGTCTGAGCATTTATCTCAGTGACAGAACCCCTTGTATCGAATCCGCACAATACATACTGAACTTTATCTTTTAGGTGTATGAGTTTCGAAAAACCAGCATCCAATAATTGGATATCGTGCAAGTGAGAGGATCCTCCTAACCAACCAATTCTAACTTTATCAGATTCTTCAGTTTTTTCTTTGAATTGGGGTTCGTTTGGATTAATTGCGTTCGGGAATACAAATACATTTTTATTGTACTTTCGAATTTCATCCGCAAAAATTTCAGTTGTAGTTGTAACAAACTTTGCAACTTTGAGGTTTGCAACAATCTTCTCGTTAATCTTGTTGATACGAATAATATCATGGATTGGGTGTTCTTTACCTGGCATCCAATAATCATCAATATCACAAACTGTAACAATTCCCAACGAATTTAACGTTTGAATAAGGTTGTTTGCGTTCTCAAAATCTGATCCTATACTTCTATGAAAGGCGACAATTTGATATTGTTGCCAAAAATTCATGTCTGTGTATGAGGGTTCATAGACAATGTCTACGTGAAACTCATCAGGATATTGATTTTGAAGAAAAATGTGTGGGTCAACCGAACGGAATTTCCCAACTCCCGATCGATCTGATGGGACAACTAATACTTTAATTTTTGACATACATTTGAAATATACTTGAAAGTATAAGTTTTTATGTCAAATAAGGAAAGTTGTTAAGATAATTTTTTGATTTTGGTTACCTTTCCTTCAAAAATATGTTTACCAACTTTAAAACTAAACAACTCATTTGTTTTCTCAGATGATTCTGTAACTAAACCATTTTCTTTAAGAGCGTTGTTTACCGCTTCATTAATCATCTTTTGTATTAGTTTATAATCAATGTTAGATGATTGTTGAACTGATGGTGTCGATTGAGTCTCCTTCTTTTGTTTTGCCGATTCAGGGACATATCCACTTGGATTTTCTTTCATTAATCTTGAAGCTCTTTCAATTAAATCATTAGAAAGTGTTGCGGTTTGTTGTTGTTGTGGTTGTGAGATTGGGTGTTCCATCATGAGTTTCTTAATCTCATCAGGTAGTCTTGAATTTTTGATAGCATCTATTGTAGGGACTCCAACCGGCTTTGTGTTTTCAACGGGTAAAGATGATAAATAAGGTTGACTCATTTGTTGCGATGGTTGTTCCTGAAGATACTCTTGAGGAATATTGTATTTTGCCTGTGGCATATTGAATGATTCCACCATATTTGATGGGGAATTCATCTCTCTATTATCGATTCTTTTGATGCCATCGGTCTTATCCATGATGGCTTTAGAAATCATAAGTTTTTGCATTAATTGGTCCATAATTAGAATTTTGCTATAATAATAATTGAAGTCATACTTTTGTCACCATTTGGATTGAAATTTGGTTTCATTTCTGTGAAATTTTCTCCAGTTGGTTTCAGTGATAGAATTTTATCTAATCTAAAAAGTCTCCATCCTGGTAAAGGTTGTTCTCCTTTGTAGGCTGTGTGAGATGAACCTTCTTCATCCCACGCTCTCATAACTTTATTTCCTGCTTTACTAGTTCCTAAACACACAGGTTCAATTTCTCTTAATCCTCTACCGCCTGGTTCATCACCATCGTAATAGATAACCACTTTCTGTTTGTTTTTAATGGCGTTAACAACGCTATCGACAGAAGCGATTTCACAAATTAAACCTTTAAGTGTCTCTTGTAATTTCATTAAAAGTTAGGATAAGTTTTTGATGAATTAAATTTGTTAATTTTTATTTCATTTTTTCGTTCAACAACGTCAGTAATAGTTCCCGCGTTAACATTATAAACGTCCAAAAATGATCCTGTACCTCTACCCATAGAATCACCATCAGCGACAGCGTCTTTGTTAACCACAGAGTATTCGTTACCAACTGCGTTAAAATCATTTTTAGGTATTAGTTTTGCTCTTTCTACATCACCAATTGCTGTCAATGCATTTGGGATATCTTGAGATAAATCGATTGCGAGTTCGTTTCCCATAATTATAATTGTTTCATTATTTCGTTTATTCTTTTAAGACTTTCAGTTACCGCTGCGTCATATTTGTTGAATGTGTTATCGTGTTGTTGTGAGGGTCTCACATTGGTAAAATCTTTTTTCTCGTGAGGTTTGATAAATTGATTCATCATTCCAGCGTCCATTTTATTTGTTTTGGTCATTTTGGTGTAATCCCTCATTTTCCTTAACTCATTGTTAACCCAATTTTTCATTTCAACACCACCATTCAAAATGAATGAAGGTTCTTTTTGATTACCTATAAAATTGTCAAAAAAGTTTTTTATTCTTTTTAGTTGTTTATATTCAATAAAATTTTTATCCTGTAATTCTTGATTACGGTTAAATCCTTCAGTATTCTCATCAGCGTTTTTTACCATGTGGAAACATTTTTTCATGTGGTCCCTCATGGTTGATGGAAATTCAATTTCACCTTTGGCCGAATTATATAAATCGTTATTCACCTTGAATTATTTTTATTAAATCTTTTTTTGAAAACCCGTGTTTCTCGGCTTGTTTCATTAGAGACTGAAGATTTTTTTTCAACACTGGAGATAAATTATCCAAATCTTTTGGTGTATCCTTTTTTCCCACGTCAGCAGAATTAGAATCTTTCTTTTTTGCTAACATATCTTCAACCACCTTAATTGCCTTCTGTTTCTGAATTTCAGATAAAGTTGCTCTTGTGATAAAATTTGCATCGTCAGAATATTCTGATTTTTCATCTTTTTTACACGTCCAATCTTTACCTTGTTGTGATACTCGGTCTTTAGCCTCATCTTTTTCCATCCCTAATTCTTTCACAAAATATTTGTAAGTTTCACATCCATCCATATCTTTGGTTTCCTCATAACCAAATGCTCCTGACATATCAATTTCCTTAACTTCACTTTCACCGTAGTATGTTCTGTATCCACGAGAAATTGGGTCGTTTGTAATTCTTGATGCTGCAACAGTTTGGTCCATAGTTTTTCTTGGATGTAATCTTGGGTCCAAAATTGGAATTTTGGAGTTTGACATACTTCCATCAGAATTTACTAATTCCTCTAAATCAGTCTTCAAAGTTTTTGTATCTTTGATTTTTTTCTCTTTTGCAACTTTTTTCAAATGTTTTTTTACTTTTTCACCTTTTTCTTTTGAGAAGTGAATTACCTCATCTTTTTTACGAGCTTCAGTCAAAGTGTTCTCAATAGAGAAATATAAAGAATACTTATCTCCCTTATCTCTCATAAGGAAATAGTATGGTGATGAAAAAAATTCAGTATCTACAGGAATCATAGCGCATTTTTTATCTATAAATACTATGACATAAGGTATTTATCATTAGTTTATGGCATATCAAAATATTAATCAGTATAATTTTAGACGTTGGGGTATTAAACCTGTCAATGAAATTACCGATATCTGTTTGGCTTCAGACGAGAAGGACTATGACCAAGAGGTAATTTTTTCACCACTATTAATAGGTGAGGTCGATGGTAATAGAATGCCATTTAAATTCGATTTCAATAGCACAGGGACAACGATATGCCAATCTGGTTCTTGTACTTTTGATAATGACGTTATAGTTTCTGAGAATTATTGGAACCCTGATGACATTGACCCTAACTTTTGTCCTAAAGTAACTGACCTTTGTGATGTTGGTTTAACAGGAATTGATAATGGTTTGGTTAAAAAAATGTCGGGGGAGACAATCCAAATAACGACAGGACTTTACACAAACAATTCTGACAAATATAGTAGATACAAGTACGATAGGAGAATGAAACTTCATCCTATCACAGGATTTACTACCACACAAAATCGACTATGGAATGATGATTCTTATAGTTACAATTTAAATTATGCAACTGATGGTAATCCAGTAGGATATTTTGCAAGATTGAATGGAGGATTTTTCCAAGGATTTTATAAAATACCTGGTTACGATTATCAAGTTTTTCCTCAGAGAGTTCCCTTAGGATGGACTGCCGAATTTTTATTAAGATACCGATGGACAGGAGACACAAGTGTTGGACTGAACAATCGATACCCTAATAATAAAGGTACGTTCTTTTATATGGGTTCGAGGGCGGAAAACAAATTCTATCATTATGCCGATGGAGAACCTAAACAAGATAGTGGTTACACAAGAGTAACATCAGGATTAACTTGTATGCATACTTGTGGATGTGCGAGTTCGGCAAACACAGCATCTACTTGTTTAGAAGTTTATCAAATATCTGGAGGGACTTCAACAAATTGTAATTGTGGTTGTCCTTGTAATTGTACTGTGACTGCTGAGTATCCTGAAAAAGACCCGTTATATGATGGGGTATCAAATGGACTTTCATTGAGGTTAAGTGGTGATAGTGGAAACCCTCGATTATGTATAAAAACCTACACAATTACTGGTGGGTGTGAGACAAGTGGAACGTGTTTGACTGGATTAACTTATACCACAGGAACATCTGTTACAGAGTGGTGTTCAACACGAGGTATTTTTGATGATTGTAAAAACACTCCTTATATCAATTTGGAACACTGGGTACAGATTGATGCTGTGTTCCAAAGAAATCAGTGGTTAGATACTTGTGACCTTTATGAGAAGGGAGGACTGGGTCTTCTTGTTGATACAATTTATACTGCAACACCAGCCAATAATAGTGTTAGTTTAATTGAACCTCCATTAACTCACGAGTTACCTTATGATCCAGCAACAACTGAAATCGTAACATTCAACGATAATTGGACAGAAGGGAAAAAATATAGATTAGGTACTCTCAAAATATTCGTCAATGGTAAATTGTTTATGGTTGGTGAAAACTTTGAAGAGATTATACCAAGATTACTAAATGTTGAACGAGAAAAACAAATTGGAGTTGGATATAACATTTCTATAGGTGGAGGTACTCAAGGTCTTAAAGATAATCTTACGTTTTCGGGTGGATGTCCTGAATCAATAAGTGGAATCACTTATCAACAAGACCCTGAATGTTTAACTACTCACGACTTAGATAATACAATATACTCAGGACTAACCACTCATATTAAGTTGGAAGAATATTTTGGAGGAAGTATGATTGGGGATGTCAGTGCGTTCAGAATGTATGTTGAACCATTGAATGCGTCTCAGGTTAAACACAATTTTAAAATATTAAAAAACAGATATACTTTATTAAATCCAGAGTGTCCTGATTGTGCAATTATTGTACCTGCGAATGATTTGACATATGAATTGATTCAAGCAACACCAACTCCAACACCAACAAACACTCAAACTCCTACATTAACACCAACTAATACAGTAACTCCTACTCAAACTCTAACACCAACAAACACTCGAACTCCTACATTAACACCAACTAATACAATTACTCCGACACCAACAAATACACCAACATTGACACAAACGCCAACTCCAACAGAATTAGTTTTCTTAGCTCAAGAAGATTATTTTACGATACAACAAGAAGACGGATTCAACATATTTGTAACATAAAAACAACAATATTTATAAAATAAAAACAAAATGCCTAATTTACCTATTTCCCAATTACCATTAGCACTATCAGGACGGCCTGAGTCTTTGATGGCTATCGTCAATTACGATGTTAGTCTAAGTGGCACAACTAATAGAATATATTTTTCAGCGTTAACACAACAATTTTCGGGAGCAACTGGCACATCAGGGACTAGTGGAACTTCAGGAACTTCTGGAACTAGCGGTTCTTCAGGTTCTAGTGGTACTTCTGGAACTAGCGGTCTTACTGGCGATTTATATCGAACAACATCGGCAACACAGCTATTAATTCAAACAGGAAGTACAGGGACTTTTGTCGTTGGAACTAATTTAGGGTATAGTATTGCCCAAGACGTTATTATAGCGTACGATCTTTCAAACCATATGATTGGTATGGTTGTAAGTTATAATTCATCAAATGGGCAAATGGTAGTTAATGTTGAGACTATTATTGGTTCAGGTACTTATGATTCTTGGTTTGTAAACTTAGAAGGTGCTGCCGGAGGTGATGGGTCTTCAGGTACATCAGGAACTAGCGGAACTTCAGGTACAACAGGAACTAGTGGGACTTCTGGTTCATCAGCAACAAGTGGTACATCAGGATCTAGTGGAACATCTGGTACTACAGGAACTTCTGGTACTAGCGGAACTTCTGGAGTTAATGGAACATCCGGTACTAGCGGAACTTCTGGAACTAGCGGAACTTCAGGAACAAATGGAACTAGTGGGACTTCAGGTATTAATGGGACATCAGGGTTTAGTGGTTCTTCTGGGACATCGGGATCTAGTGGATCTTCAGGAACTAGCGGAACTTCAGGAACATCTGGTTCTTCAGGAGTTTCTCTACCATTTACATCAGGTGCGTGGGGTTCTTTTATTTCAACACAAAGTCAATATATTACAAGCACAACTACAGCATATTCAATGAGTGCCGCAACACAAACATCAGGAAATGGTGTCATTGTTTCTGCAGATACAAGATTTGTTGTTGCAAGTGCGGGAACATATAACCTTCAGTTCTCAGCTCAACTTGAATCTACGGGAGGTGGTAGCGTTCAAACTATGGATATTTGGTTGGCAATTAATGGTAATAATGTAGACAACTCAAATACACAACTTGCTGGAAATTCTAATAACGGTAGGGCTGTTGCATCATGGAATTTTGTTGAACCACTAAACGCTGGTGATTACATGGAATTGAAATTTAGAGTTAGTGATATTAGATTAGGTTTTGCGTATGATCCAGCGGCGATAAACCCAACCAGGCCTGCAATACCATCAGTAATTGTAACGGTAACTCAAGTATAATATGGCGTGTAACTACTTTCAAATAATAAATTACAATAGTATTGAAGAAGGATACTATAGATATACTGGATGTACAGGTACTATAAGTGTTGGGTCAATTCAACCTTTAGATACCCAATTTGTATGTGCCGAACAAGTAGTTCAAGAAAGTTACAGTGGACCGTTGAGTATAACTAATATAGGATTATGTCCGAGTACAACACCAACACCTACAATAACTCCGACTGTAACTCCGACGGTAAGTCTATCTGCAACACCTATTACGCAAACTCCAACACCAACCAATACGGTAACACCTTCAGTTACACCATCACCAATTTATGAAAGAAATTTACGTGCCGGTGGGTGGTATCAGAATGTTTGTCAATCTGTTAATCAAATTGCCAATCCTGCAAACGTTAAAGTATTCACCACAATTCCTTTTAACGAACTAGAAGTTGGTGATAGCATATATGGAAATAGAGAATTAACAATTCCGCCAGTAGGTAATTTCTTCACTTTTTCTGACGGTGCTATATTTGTTCAATTAAGTGGAACTTTGATAATAAATAAAGGTGTATGTTAATGGAATATTCATTATAAAGTATATATAGATATGGCAATTGGAGTTAAAATAATGAGTGTTAATTTGAGTGGTTTTACTACCAATGTTACATATCTGCCTGAATCTGGAGGAACAATTGATTTGGGAACACAAGTGTTTCCATTTGATTATTTATCAGATTATTATTGGGGAACTTACAATTGTTACGTACCTACTTATGCCACCGTATATTCCATTCAAGTTATTGCTCCTACACCTACTCCAACTGTTACACCAACACTAACACCAGGATTGACTCCAACTGCAACGGAAACGCCAACACAAACGCCAACCAATACAGCTACTCCTACAAATACCCAAACTTCTACACCAACAAATACTAGTACACCAGGATTTACTCCTACACAAACTCCAACAAATACTGCAACACCTACAAATACGAAAACACCTACTTCGACAACCACTCCAACACCAACACCAACAAATCTACCGTTCAGTGCATTTATCTTCCCTGAACCATTGGATTCGGTATCTCAAGCACAGTTGGGTCAATATATGTTTAATAATGGTTCAAGCTGGTATGGTTTCGGTAACAGTGGTGGTGTTCCAAGTACTGTAGATTATGCAAATAATATGTTAATTTATTCGCAATTCTCAGGATGGACTGGAGGAAACGGAAACTTCATTACTAATGTGACATATTTGAATGGATCGATTAGACAATTACCGGGTTCAGGAGTTGATAGTTTTGGTTGTGTACAAAACCAATATACATTTGGAACGATTGAAGTTAATACAACAGAAATAAATCCAACAATTCAATACAATTATACCATTTGGATTCCACTTGCAGGTGTTGGTGGAAGTTTAACAAATATGACGGTTGATATTGGACAGGCAACACCTTGTAGTAATACAGATTTGGATGGTATCATTCCAGATCCGACTTTATCCGTACTAAATGTAACGGTACCATCAGGTCGAATATTACCAGCTGGTGTATATAGAGTTCTTTGGAACTTCACAATGCCTCAGTCGTTCCCATTAACATCTTCGATTTATTTCAAGGGGGAGAGTAAAGAATAAAATTTAGGTAATTAATATATATAAGCACGTATGTTTCCGTATAAAAATCCAACCACAAAATCTCAAAGTTCGTTAACAGTTTCTGTTCCAAGGAATGCCGTTTTCGGTAATACTTTTTCCATTTTGAATATAGGTGGGCACATGGAGGTATGGAACTTGGATGATTTAGGACTAATTCTAACTGCTTCAACATATCCAGCACAGATTCAATTATCGGCGAATACCATTCCAATTAATTTTACAAGAGGAACTGGAACTGCGTTTTCTCCTGATAGTGTAAGTTTAAATTCAGATAATATTTCTTCAGGTAGGAGAAGACTTGGTATGCAGGTGTTCGTTCAAGAAACTGGAAATGTTTATCAATACACAATTCCAAATTACGAGATATTATGGAATAATTTATCAGGATTGACTGGAAGTTCTGCGGTAACTCAATCAGGATATTCAACAATAGTTAATAATTTATCACAGCCAGGAAGAAATTTTATTGCGGCTTGGACGGGATCTACAATCGAAGGTGTTAATGGTGTAACTACCGAAAACGCAAGATGGAGAATATTCAAAGGTACGGATGTCCAAATTACGGGAGGTACATATTTTTCCGCGATTACAACTTTAGATTTATTTAATAGTACTGGCGGAACAATCTCAATATCGGGATTTAACGGAAGTGTAACAGGTGGAACATATGATTCAGAAACTGAAAGTTTAACGTTAAATAATAGTGACGGAACTGATGTTATAATTACGGGAATCACTTCTGGAACAGGTTCCGCGCTATCTGTTGGAGACGGTGTGACAACCGTAAATCCTGTATCAGGTATCACGTTTAGTGGAGCGGTCGTTACTAATAGTGGTGAAGGTAATATTATTGTAAATATAACAGGGGCAACTGCTGGAACTAGTGGTACTGCTGGAACATCAGGTACGTCTGGAAGTAGTGGTACTGCTGGAACAACAGGTACGTCTGGAACATCAGGAACAAGTGGAACATCGGGAACAAGCGGTTTAACAGGTTCTTCAGGAACAAGTGGAACATCAGGAAGCAGTGGCAGTTCTGGTACAAACGGAACATCGGGAACAAGCGGTTTAACAGGTTCTTCAGGAACAAGTGGAACATCGGGGTTAAATGGTTCATCGGGTACAAGTGGAACATCAGGAAGCAGTGGCAGTTCTGGTACAACGGGAACATCCGGATCGAGTGCAACCTCAGGAACTTCAGGGACAAGTGGAACATCGGGGTTAAATGGCTCATCGGGTACGAGTGGAACCTCTGGAAATAGTGGTAGTTCTGGCACAACAGGAACATCGGGAAGTTCAGGTTTAAATGGATTATCAAATGCGTTTTTTAATTATCAAGCAAAAACCACTTTAACTACGGGAGACCCTCTTTCAGGATATTTGATATGGAACGCTACACAGAATATTGCGACACAAATAAACATAAGTGATACGGATAGTTATGGTGATAATATTGATATATTCCTAACAAATTTAGTATCAGGGACAACTATTACAATACAAGACCAATCAGACCATACAAAATATCAATCTTGGTTAATTGGATCTGTTGTTGACCAAACAACATATTGGGAAATTCCTGTATCATTAATAACATACACACACGGTTTTGGGGATAATGACCCAATTCTTTTTATTATAACAACAACTCCATCAGGAACATCGGGTACTAGCGGACAATCTGGTACATCAGGAACTAGTGGTACAACAGGAACTAGTGGCACATCAGGAACTTCGGGAAGCAGTGGGACTAGTGGTACTTCAGGAACTAGTGGCACATCAGGAACTTCGGGAAGTAGTGGGACATCTGGTAGTAGTGGAACTACAGGTACTTCGGGAACATCTGGTAGTAGCGGAACTACAGGTACTTCGGGAAGCAGTGGAACTTTTGGAACTAGTGGTACTTCCGGTACAGACGGATCCTCAGGAACAAGTGGAACATCTGGCAGTAGTGGCACATCTGGATCGAGCGGTACTAGTGGTTCATCAGGAACTACAGGTACTTCAGGAACTGGTGGAATAGATGGTTCATCTGGAACAAGTGGTACAACAGGAACAAGTGGTACATCTGGAACAAGTGGTACAACAGGAACTTCGGGGAGCGGTGGAACTAGTGGTACTTCTGGAATAGACGGATCCTCAGGAACAAGTGGGACATCTGGTAGTAGTGGCACTGCAGGTACTTCAGGGGTATCTCCTTCAGGTGATCCATTAGTAGAGATTGCCGTAAGTGGCCCTCAAAACAATGTAAATAAAACTTTTACTTTGGCCAGTACTCCTACAGGACTTACACAACAATTTTTCTTAAATGGGCAACTATTAATAGAAGGAGATGACTATACCCTTACGGGAGCAACTATTCAATTTGTTAGTAGTAGGCCTGCTCCTGATCCATCAGACAAGCTTATTTTTTATGGAAGTATAGGTTTGTCAGCTAGCACTTCTGGTACGTCTGGTACAAGTGGTACATCAGGTACAAGCGGAATTGATGGTACTTCAGGAACTAGTGGTGTTGGAGGTACTTCAGGAACTAGTGGGACTTCCGGTTCGAATGGTTCATCAGGAACTAGCGGAACAAGTGGTACGTCAGGGACTGATGGTTCTTCAGGTACAAGTGGAACTTCAGGAGGTGATGGGTCTTCGGGTACTAGTGGTACAAGTGGAACTGATGGTTCCTCAGGAACTAGTGGTACAACAGGAACTTCGGGGAGCAGTGGGACTAGTGGAACATCAGGAACCGACGGGTCGTCTGGTACAAGTGGAACATCAGGTAGTAGCGGAACTACAGGTACGTCAGGAACAAGTGGAACTTCAGGTAGTTCTGGTACATCAGGTACTAGCGGAACTACAGGTACATCAGGTACTAGCGGTACAGATGGAACTTCAGGTACAACAGGAACTAGTGGAACTTCAGGAGTATCTCCTTCAGGAGACCCATTAGTAGAGATTGCAGTTAGTGGTACTCAAGACGGGGTAAATAAAACCTTTACATTAGCAAGTACTCCAACAGGAATTACACAACAATTTTTCTTGAACGGTCAATTACTTATCGAGGGAGATGACTACACCATAACAGGAACAACAATTCAATTTGTTAGTGGTAGTCCTGCACCTGAGCCATCAGATAAACTTATTTTCTACGGAAGTATAGGTTTTACTTCAAGTAGTTCAGGTACATCAGGAACTAGTGGAACCTCAGGTACATCAGGTTCAAGTGGGACCTCAGGGACTAGTGGAAGTTCGGGAACTAGCGGTACGGATGGTACTTCGGGAACATCAGGTACTAGTGGTACTTCAGGAACGAGTGGTACATCAGGTAGTAGCGGTACAGACGGTACTTCAGGAACTAGCGGTAGTTCGGGAACTAGTGGTACGTCAGGAACAAGTGGAACCTCAGGTACAACACCTGTAAATCAAATCACAGGATTTGGAACGACTAATACCTTACCTAAATTCACGGGAAGTACGAGTATTGGAGACAGCACATTACAAGAAGTATCGGGTAATTTAGGATTAGGAATTACACCGAGTGCATGGGTAGGTGCAACAGGTTTTCAAGTTCAATATGCAACAGTCGAAGGACGATCCTCTTTACCATCTTTTGCGGAATACGGAGCTAATACTTTTTCAGATTCGGGAGTACGAAAATATATCGCTAGTGATTTTGCAAGTAGATATACTCAATTTCAAAGTAATCATTTTTGGTTTATCGCCCCTTCAGGAACGACAGGTAATGCTATATCCTTTACCCAAGCGATGACCTTAACCGCTGCTGGTAGGTTGCTTATTAACACACCTACCGAATCAACATTCACGTTGGATGTTAATGGAACAGGGAGGTTTAGTGGGGTTCTAAACGGTACTAGTGCTATATTTAGCTCAGATTTTTTAGCTAATGAAACAAGTAAAGTAGGAATTTCTTTTGCTAGTGGATTTGGTCAAATTAATTCTTGGGGAGCGAATACTTCCACTTATGGTGGTTTGAAATTTCAACTTAGTGCATCTAATGGTGGTACTATTAATGCATTAACACTTACTACAGGAACGGCAACTTTTTCAAATACCGAGACAACTTTAAACTTTAACCCGCAAACTAATCTATTAGCATCATATTACTATTTAAATTTTGGTGGAGGTTCTATAATGTATAGAAATAACACTGATATCTATTTTGGTTCAAATTCAAAATACGGTTCAGCAGGTACTACTGTAGCAAATTATACTTCTGCAAATGGTATGGGAATGATTACTATGGATGGTGGGCAATTAAACTATCAAGCAAATTTAACTTCTGTAAGTGCAGGAACTGCTTATGGGATGCCTGTAAGGTTTTCAATTACAGGTGATGGTAATGTCGGTATCAACACGGCTACTCCATTTACTAAACTTGAAGTAGTTGGTGGTAATAATCTACCACCATCAACTGGTACACAAAATTATACAATTGCATTAAGAGACCCAACATCAATGGTAGCAGGAGTTGGTGGATCAATATTATTACAAGGTTTTAAAACATCAACAACTGCAATTGGTAATTTTGCCTATATAGCAGGAAAAAAAGAAAACGGAACTGCGGGTAATGAAGCAGGTTTTTTATCTCTCGGAACATTTGATTCGAGTGGAATTCCAACCGAAAAAATGCGTATCACCTCAGGAGGTAACGTCTTAATTGGAACGACAACGGATGGCGGTTATAAACTATTTGTAAATGGTCAAAGTTATTTAGATGGTTACAATTTTGCATCAAGTATTCAATATACTAGGGCCGCTAGTGATACGGTTAATCCTGCAGGTGGTAATGGAATTTTGGTTTTTGCTGGTGGAAATGCTCAAATGAGAATGAATACTTCTAATGTCATTAATTTTGACATGTATAATGGAGGTAGTCCTCACACTGCTTTACAAATTCGACAAAATGGAAATACAGTTAGAGTAAATTCACCAGATAATGGATTATCTCTTGCTCTAGCATTTGGAGGGGTGGAATATGGGTATATTGGATCAACTGGTTCGTTTAGTGGAGCTTTATTAGGATATTCAGTAAATGGAGGATATGTTTATTTATCTGCTTCTTCCACTTGGGTTGCGGCATCCGATAGGAATAGAAAAAAGAATTTTGAAAGTTACAACAAAGGACTTGCAGAAATTTGTAATCTACAACCTACACTATTTAACCTAAAAACTCAAAGTGATGATGAACCAAAAATAGCTGGTTTGATCGCACAAGAGGTTGGAGAGCACATCACAGAAGCATTTAGTGATGGAGAGTTTATTGGTATTGACTACAATGTTTTGACAGTAACAATTATAAATGCAATCAAAGAATTGAAACAAGAAATTGACTCACTAAAAAAATGAAGACGAACCAAAAACTATGAATTAAAATCCATACTACAAAGAAACAATATAGTATAAAACTATTTAACAATAAACTAAGAGCATAAACACCACAGAAAAAAGTTCCATAAAATGATTACACGTATAAGTTCATATTCTCGAATAAAAGGGGTTAGTGTTAGTAGTCCTTGTTTGGTGGCGACCATTGATTCGATTACTCTTAGCGGTACTCAGACTATAGATGGAGTTGTTGTTAATGTTGGAGATAGAGTATTGGTTAAGAATCAGAGTCCAGCATCAGCAAATGGAATTTATGTTGTAAGTGAAGGGGCGTGGTCTAGAGCGGTAGATATGTCTATTGATGAAGATGTATTTCAAGGACTTCAGACATACATTAATTCTGGTACCACCACAGGAGATAAAATTTTTATTTTAAATACTCCAAATCCTATTGTGTTGGGAACAACCAATTTGAATTTTGTGATATCTGTTGCTTCTGTTGGAAGTTCAGGTACGTCTGGTTCTTCTGGAACGTCTGGTACTAGTGGGACAAGTGGGACTTCAGGTAGTTCTGGAACTAGTGGTTCAAGTGGTACGTCAGGGACATCAGGTAGTAGCGGTACGTCAGGAAGTTCGGGTAGTTCTGGAACTAGTGGCACATCAGGAAGTTCAGGTAGTAGTGGAAGTTCGGGATCTAGTGGTTCAAGTGGTACGTCAGTAGCAGTATCAGGAACTACAAATACACTACCTAAATTTACAAGTTCTACAACTATAGGCAATAGTGCCGTTACTGATGATGGAACAACAGTTACATTGGTTGGTAGAGCTTTAAGTGGTACAACGGCTACGTTTAGTGGTAGTGTAACGGCATCGGGAGATATTACTAGTTCAAATGGTAAATTTTTTGTGGTAAATACTTTTGGTTACTTTTTTGGAGGTAATGACAATTTGACTGGATGGCAAGGATCGAATGGTACACAAATCATTCAAGGATTTACTGGAGGAGGCGAAAAAATGCGTATCTTCTCTGATGGTAATGTTGCAATTCAAGCCGGAGGTACATTTACAAACAACGGAGCAAAGTTGCAGGTTAATGGCAACATAAGTATTAGTGGGAATAATTATCTTGATTTTGGTAATGGGGATTCACGCATAGTAAATACGGGTGGCATATTGTCCTTCCAAACATATACTATTGGGGATTTTGGGACTAGAATGACTATAACAGGCCCAGGTAATGTAGGCATAGGAACTGCTACAATAAATGCTTCATCTGGTTATAAGATGTTGAAGATAAATGGCGTAACAACAGGTGGTGAAATAGTTTTAGCGGGTGGTGAAGTTGAATATGGGTATATGTATGCAAGTTCAGGGGTTTTTGTAATTGATGCACTTACCTCTAAGCCTATGAGATTTAGGGCAGGTGCTCAAAATAGAATGGAAATCACTTCGGGAGGCAATGTAGGCATAGGCACAACTAGTCCTACTGAAAGATTACATTTAGTAAATACTACAACAGGATTTGTAGGTTTAAGATTAGAAGGAAGTGAAACTTATGCAGGTACTGATTGGACTATTTATGCTTCATCTTCATCACCAAGTAGTGCGGATGATTTTTTAGGTTTTTATAATAATTCAACTGCTGACGGAGCAACGGCAGACTATAAATTAAGAATTTTTAAAAACGGCAACGTAGGTATAGGCACGGCTAGTCCTACTACGAGGCTAGATGTTCGGGCTAGTGTTGCAGGAACAGTAGTAGAAGTAAGAAATGAAAGGAATGCTGCTTCTGGCGATTATGCATTCGTTACAGTTTTAGGTTCAAATGCAATAAATACAAATAGCTATCAATATATAGCAGGTACAATAGGCGGTGCTGATAGATTGTACATTTATGGAAATGGTAACGTAGTAAATGTAAATAATTCTTATGGTTCTTTATCAGATATTAAACTGAAAGAGAATATCACAGATGCTTCACCTAAATTAAATGACCTTCTAAAAGTCAAGGTAAGAAACTACAATTTAATTGGAGAAGATACTAAGCAAATCGGGGTAATTGCTCAAGAACTAGAAGAAGTATTCCCTGCAATGATTGATGAATCCGAAGACTTCGAATATGTAGAAGTTCCTCAACTAAATGAAGAAGGAAACGAGATATTAAATGAGGAAGGCGAAATAGTAACTACCAAAGAAAGAGTAAGCAAAGGTACTACTACAAAATCCGTAAAATATTCAGTATTTGTACCTATGCTTATCAAATCCATCCAAGAACAACAATCCCAAATCCAAGAACTGAAAGCAGAAATTGAAATATTAAAACAATCATAAGAATATTTATTATAAATAATGAAACACAAATCTATTTAATAATAAACTAAGGATAGTTTTTCAATACAAGCCAGGTTCCATAAAATGATTACACGTGTAGGTACATATTCTCAAATAAAAGGTGTTAGTGTCAGTAGTCCTTGTTTAGTAGCAACTAGTGATTCCATAACACTTAGTGGTACTCAGACAATAGATGGTGTTTTTGTAGATGTTGGAGACCGAGTATTGGTTAAGAATCAGAGTCCAGGTTCTGATAATGGAATTTATGTTGTAAGTGAAGGTTCATGGGATAGAGCTGTTGACATGTCTCTTAACATTGATGTATTCCAAGGACTTCAGGTATATATTAATTCTGGAACTACCACAGGAGACAAAGTTTTTATTTTGAATACTCCAAATCCGATAATTTTAGGGACAACTAATTTAAATTTTGTGATATCTGTTGCTTCTGTTGGAAGTTCAGGTACGTCTGGTTCTTCTGGAACGTCTGGTACTAGTGGTACGTCAGGGACTAGCGGTGGAACGGGAAGTGGTGGTACATCGGGAACTAGTGGAACAGATGGTACTAGCGGAACTTCAGGTTCATCTGGTACATCAGGAACTAGTGGTACAGATGGTTCAAGTGGTACATCAGGAACTAGTGGTACAGATGGTACTAGCGGAACTTCAGGTTCATCTGGTACATCAGGAACATCTGTAGCCGTATCGGGTACAACAGATTATATCGTTAGATTTACCTCAGCAACAACAATCGGAGACAGCTCTACCTGCCAATTAAGTAATGGTGACTTATTAGTTAATAATAATGTTAGTGTTGGTATGGGTGGTGGTAGTGTTACATCAAATACTAGAGTGGGACTCAATGCTTTAAGTGGTAATACCACAGGTATTGGTAACACTGCTGTTGGAGCTTGTGCGTTGAGAACTAATACAGTAGGTGTTTTGAATACCGCAATTGGTAATTGTTCATTAGTAAATAACGTAAACGGTAGTCGTAACACAGCAGTCGGATTTGCGGCATTGAGGTATAACACAACTGCTTGTTATAATACAGCTGTAGGTGCACAATCATTAAGAGATAATACAACAGGATGTCGAAATACTGCAGTAGGTACTTATGCTCTTTGTCTCAATACAGTAGGTGTTTGTAATACTGCAGTAGGAATGAACTCCCTTGCGAATAACACAACCGGAAGTCGTAATACTGCGATTGGGGCTGGTGCACTATTTATCAACAATAATAGTGACAATACAGCTGTAGGATATTTTTCCCTAGTATCTAACACAACCGGATACTTTAATACTGCATTAGGTACAAGTGCGCTAAGATCAAATACCATAGGTGGTAGAAATACCGCAGTTGGTTTTCAGGCTTTGTTTTCCAATTCAACTGGAATTAGAAATACTTCGGTAGGACAAAGTGCTTTACAACAGAATACAGTAGGGCAAGGAAATACTGCTGTAGGATATATTGCATTATTCTTAAATACATCAGGAAGCCTTAATACCGCAGTGGGGCGAGAGGCATTGTGTGCCAACACAACTGGATTTCAGAACACGGCATTAGGCTCATATGCATTAAAAAATAACACTACTGGATATTTCAATACTGGAGTAGGTATTAGTGCACTACAACAAAATACCACAGGAGCTAAAAATACTGCAGTAGGCTTGAACGCTCTTTTAAATAATACAGGAGGTTTTAGAAATACTGCAATGGGGCAAAGTGCTTTACAGCAGAATACAAATGGATCAAGCAATACTGCTGTAGGATATCACGCCTTGATTGCAAATTCAACAGGGGCCTTTAATACCGCAATGGGATGTGGGGCGTTAAGAAATAATAATGCAACTGCTATAACAGCAGTAGGATATAGAGCACTATACTCCAATACAACTGGAGCGCAAAATACTGCAGTTGGGGCCAGAGCATTAAGACAAAATACAATAGGAAGTAGTAATATTGCTGTTGGAACTTATGCTTTATATAGTAATACAGGAGGAGTCTGTAATATTGCGGTAGGTAGAAACGCTCTTTTATTTAATCAAGTTGGGTCACAGAACGTAGCTATAGGTACTGACGCCTTGTTTGCTAGCGTCGGCAACAACAACGTAGCAATAGGTTGGGAAGCCTCAAGAAATAATACAAGTGGATCACTTAACATAGCCTTAGGGAGTAGAACATTAAGAAATAATACAATAGGAAACTGGAACACTGGATTAGGAACTTATGCTTTATATTGTAATACAACAGGAACAGGTAATGCTGCAGTAGGAGGATTATCATTGTTTTCCAACACAATAGGAGCAAACAACACAGCAGTTGGATTTTGTGCATTAAGAAGTAATACAATAGGTGGTAGTAATACATCTATTGGTTATAATGCATTAAGCTGTAATACTACAGGTACTTTAAATGTTGCTATAGGTACTCGTGCTTTATTACTCAATACAATTGGTTGTACTAACGTTGCTGTAGGTGATAGAGCTTTATGTTCTAACGTTAGTGGTAATAGAAATGTGGCAATAGGACAGGAGGCAATGCGTTTTAATACAGCTTCGAATAATACAGCTGTTGGGTACTATGCATTAAGAAGTAATACTACAGGGACTTGTAATACTGCTATTGGAAATGGAGCAATGCAATGTAATACAATATCCGACAACAATACTGCTGTAGGTACTAATGCATTGTTTAATAATACTACAGGAACGGGTAATACTGCCGTAGGAAGAAGAGCACTAGAAGCAAATACTACCGGTAGATACAATGTTGGTATGGGAGTTAACTCTTTAGTGTTTAATACTACTGGTTCTTGTAATACTGGTCTTGGATTATCAGCGTTACAAAGTAATACAACAGGATATGCTAATACTGCAATAGGATTTAGTTCTTTATGTGTCAATACTACTGGATTTTATAATGTAAGTATAGGATTTAATGCTGGAAGTGGTAGTTTAGGGACATGTCAAAACGTTATCATTGGAGCCAAAGCAGGTTTGGGAACCGCAGGTAACTCAAATGTTGCTGTAGGATATAATTCTTTAAGATGTAACATAGCAAACGCAAACGTAGCAGTTGGAGGTAATTCGATGAGAAATAATACTACTGGAGCGGCAAACGTAGCTATTGGTTTCGATGCAATGTCACAGAACACTATAGGTGCCGGCATCACAGCAGTTGGGGTCTGTGCGTTGAGAAATAATACAACTGGTTATGGAATGACGGCCGTAGGATACAGAGCAGCACCATCATCAACATGTCGTTTTATTACTGCAATAGGATTTGGAGCTTTATGTCTTGCTACTGCGGCTTGTCACAATACCGTCGTAGGCGCATTAGCAGGAAGAAACGTCACCACAGGTATTGCAAACATTGCTGTAGGATATTACGCTTTAGGTAAAAGTACAACTGGTAGTGGAAATACCGTTTTAGGTCACTACGCGCAGACTTCAATAACAGCAGGTGTAAATAACACCATAGCCGTGGGTTGTTGCGCATGTACTTCAGCAACAACAGGCCATTCAGTTTGGGGTAACTCATCAAACAATACTTGCAACTGTGTTTATGTGGCATGGTCTACTGTTTCCGACTGTAGAGACAAAACCAACGTTCAAACATTACCATCCAAATTAGGTTTAGATTTAATCAAGAAACTACGTCCCGTATCCTTTAACTGGGACCATAGAGATACTTACGTTAGAGAATGTAGCTATGAGTATGGTACAAAAGACGGTAACTTAGTAGGAACAAAAGAACATTACGGTCTAATTGCCCAAGAATTAAAATCCGTACTAGAAGAATTAGATGTTAAATTTGATGGTTTAGGACATGATGACGATAAAGATGCTTATCGAGTTACATACGAAGAATTAATTCCATCAATAATTAAATCAATACAAGAACAACAATCACAAATAGAGTCTCTTAAATCTGAAAACGATGAATTAAAGTCCATACTACAAAGAAATAATATAGTATAAATCTATTTAGTAATAAACTAAGAATAGTTAATTTCAATACAAACAGGTTCCATAAAATGATTACACGTATAAGTACATATTCCCAAATAAAAGGTGTTAGTGTCTCGAATCCTTGTTTAGTTGCAACTGTTGGGTCGATTACTCTTAGTGGTACTCAGACCATAGATGGAATATCTGTAAACAATGGTGACAGAGTTTTGGTTAAGAATCAGAGTCCATCATCAGAAAACGGGATTTATATTGTAAGTGGAGGAACTTGGAGTCGGGCGGTAGATATGTCAATTGATAGTGATGTATTTCAAGGTCTTCAGGTGTTTGTTAATTCTGGAACTACTACTGGAGACAGAGTATTTGTTTTGAACACTCCAAATCCAATTGTATTAGGAACGAGTGGTTTAATTTTTGGTTCTTCCACTTCATCAACTGGAACATCAGGGACAAGTGGAACATCAGGGACTAGTGGAACATCAGGAACTAGTGGGGGAACTGGAAGTGGTGGTACTAGTGGAACAGATGGTACAAGCGGAACTTCAGGAACAAGCGGAACTTCAGGAACAAGCGGAACATCTGTAGCCGTATCGGGTACAACAGAATATATTGTCAAATTTACAAGTTCAACCACAATCGGGAACAGTTCAACTTGTCAACAGGCAAATGGCGACTTATTAGTTAATAATAATGTTAGCGTTGGTATGGGTGGTGGAAGTATTACGTCTAATACTAGAGTGGGTAGCAATGCTCTTAGTTGTAATACAACAGGTGCAGGAAATTCAGCAGTAGGTTCAAGCGCCCTTACATATAATACAACCGGAAGTAATAATTCAGCATTGGGATGTTTTGCACTTCGTTGTAATACTACCGGTAACGCCCAAGTAGCGATAGGAACAGACGCATTATGTTGTTCAAACTTTGCATCAACTTCCGCAAATGCCAACGTAGCGGTAGGATACAGAGCATTAAGATCTAATACAACAGGAAACAGTAATACAGCAGTTGGAACTAGGACATTAGAGTCAAATACTATAGGACGTGGTAATAGTGGAATAGGACTAAGATCATTACAAGCAAATACTTTTGGAAACAATAATACCGCACTAGGAGCTGGATCAATGCAATGTAATACTGGTGGTTATAGAAATACCGCTATAGGAACTTGTACACTTTATGCAAATACCACAGGAAATGATAATATTGCAATTGGTTATCTTTCACTTTGTAATAATACAATAGGTTGTCGCAATGTAGGAATAGGATGTGCAACTCTTTGCGGTAATACTACAGGATCCCGTAATATCGCAATAGGAAATAATGCTTTACAGTCTCAAACCTCAGGTCAAAATAATGTTGCAATTGGGTACTTAGCATTGACCACTAATACTATAGGATCAAACAATACCGCCTTAGGTACTTGTTCAATGCGTTTTAACACTACAGGTAATCGAAATACTGCTGTAGGTCAACTTTCTCTTTATCAAAATACAATAGGGACAGATAATGTTGCTATTGGAAGAAGATCCTTACAAAACAATACTACAGGAACGTTTAATACATCAATAGGAGTCCAATCCCTTGTATGTAATACTTCAGGTTGCCGCAATGTAGCAATAGGAAGTTACGCATTGTATAACAATACTTCAGGAATTCGTAATGCTGCAATAGGTAATGCCGCACTTCGTGCTAACACTACTGGAGGATATAATACCGCAGTAGGTAATTATGCACTTTGTGCTAACACTGTTGGATACCGTAATGTTGCGGTGGGTAATTGTGCCCTTGTTTCTAACACTAGTGGATTTTGTAATACTGCTGTAGGTAATAACGCACTTCGTAGTAATACAACCGGTAACAATAATATCGCCGTAGGTAGTTATGCACTTCGTAATAATACTTTTGGATCATCTAACGTTGCTTTAGGGTACAATGCTTTATATGCTAACACCACTGCAATTCAAAATACTGCTGTAGGATTTTGTTCAATGAGAAATACTACTATTGGTTCATATAATACCGCAACAGGATTTTGTTCACTTTTTGGTAATACCACAGGAATTTCTAATGTTGCAATAGGTTTTCGAACGCTTCAACAAAACACAACAGGATGTAATAATACCGCAATAGGTACTCAAGCAATGCAATTAGGCACAACAGGACAGTCTAATGTTGCTGTAGGTCATCTTGCACTTCGTTGTAATAATGGGTCCAATAATACTGCAATTGGAAGTAATTCACTTGCTTGTAATACGACAGGAGAATGTAACACCGCAGTAGGTAATTCTTCACTTAGTTGTAATACGACAGGAATATGTAACATCGCAGTAGGACATTGTTCCCTTTTAGTTAATACAACAGGATCCAATAATGTGGCACTAGGTAGTCTTGCACTTCGTTTTAATACAACGGGAGGTTGCCAAGTGGCTATAGGAGCCGATGCATTACGTTACTCAAACTTTGCATCAACTTCCGCAAATGCCAACGTAGCTGTTGGATACAGAGCATTAAGAGCTAATACAATCGGAACAAGCAATACCGCTTTAGGCACTAGAACACTCTTATCTAATACAACAGGTGCAAACAACACCGCAGTAGGTGATGATGCACTTTTAAGTAATATAGTAGGTTCTAATAATACAGCGTTAGGGTATCAAGCATTGATGTTCAACACAACATCAAATAACACAGCGGTGGGTTATTGCGCATTAAAATGTAATACTACTGGTGTAGGTAATATTGGATTAGGGGATAGAGCATTATCTTTAAACACTACTGGTGCTAATAATACAGCTGTCGGTAGGATCTCTTTATACAGAAACACAACTGGTATTGCCAATACGGGATTGGGATATGGTACATTAGTAAATAATACTACTGGAGTTTGTAATACAGCAGTAGGATTTAATTCATTAAGATATAATATTTCAGGTACTAGAAACACAGCAGTAGGTAATAACTCATTAATATTTAATACTACGGGTAATAATAATACCTCAGTAGGTTTTTATTCTTTGTTTTCAAACACAGCATCAAACAACACAGCAGTTGGTTACTGTGCATTAAGATATAATACAACAGGAAATAGAAACGTTGCTGTAGGTACTTTGGCATCAAGATGTAACACAACCGGAGGTTATAATGCAAGCCTTGGGTATGGGGCTTTATCTAGTAGTAATACTGGTTTCTCTAATACTGCGGTAGGATTTTGTGCGTTGTTTAGTGCTAGCGGAGGTGCGAGTTGTAATACGGCGTTAGGATTCAATGCTCAACATCTTAACGGTAATTCTAATACAATTGCGGTAGGATTTTGTGCGGTCACTAATACAGTTAGTAATCACACAGTATGGGGTAACTCAGCAAACAACGTCTGTAATTGTGTTTACGCAGCATGGTCAAACGTTTCCGACTGTAGAGACAAAACCAACATCCAAACATTACCTTCCAAACTAGGTCTTGATTTAATCACAAAACTACGTCCTGTATCCTTTAACTGGGATCATAGAGACACATATGTTAGAGAATGTAGTTATGAGTACGGACAAAAAGATGGTAACTTAGCAGGAACAAAAGAACATTACGGTCTAATAGCACAAGAACTTAAATCAGCACTAGAAGAATTGGATGTTAAATTTGATGGTTTAGGACATGATGATAATAAAAATGCCTACCGTCTAACATACGAAGAACTTATCGCACCAATCATCAAAGCAATACAAGAACAACAAATTCAAATCGAATCTCTTAAATCCGAAAACGACACAATCAAATCTGAAATTGAAATATTGAAACAAAAATAAATTCAATAATCAATTTGATATAAAAACATTTAAATAAAAATATATATTAATCAATCTTGCAGTATTTATAAATTAAACAAGGAAAACAATGGCATGTAGTAAATATACACTCACGAACACTGGTTCAACAATAGTTAACTTCAGTTATAGAAGATGCGACGATTCATTTTGGGACTACCAAGTTGAATTAGCTCAGAATGAAACAAAAAATATTTGGGTTATCGATGGAACTTATACAGTAGCCTCATCATTCAGAGGGTCTATTGTCTTGGCTAATGCCGGTTCATTTCCTCCAACTTCTGTAACACCAACAAATACTCCAACGCAAACACCAACCCCTACTAATACTACAACACCAACAAATACGGCGTCTAATACACCAACTCCAAGTGTGACTGCTACGGGTACTGGAACACCAACTCCTACACCTACAAATACTGGAACAGGTACACAAACTCCTACACCAACTAATACTGCAACTCAGACTCCTACGCCAACTAATACTGGAACTCAGACTCCTACACCAACTAATACTGGAACTCAGACTCCTACACCAACTAATACTGGAACAGGTAGTACACCAACTCCTACACCAACTAATACTGGAACAGGTAGTACACCAACTCCTACACCGACAAATACCGGAACTCCAACTCAAACAGTAACTCCAACTAACACTGGTACTCCAACACCTACTCAAACACTAACTCAAACTCCAACTAATACTGGCACTCCAACACCTACTGCAAATAACACATTTACAGTATATTCAGGATTAACATCTGATGCTGCATGTGGACAATATTTCTCAACAGTAGTTGTTTACGGTAATAATTCACAGTTTGATTTGTCAAGTCAATTCTCAAACATTTCTACATTCCCACCATCAATCAGTATGACAGGATTCATCCAAAATAATGGATTTGTTTTTGAATTAGATTCAAACGGATTTGTCCTAGGATTTGGAACTTTATGTTCAACTTTAACTCCAACACCAACAAATAGTTCAACACCTACTGTAACTCCAACAAATACCGAAACTCCTACTGTAACACCAACAAATAGTTCAACACCTACTGTAACTCCAACAAATAGTTCAACACCTACTGTAACTCCAACAAATACCGAAACTCCAACTCAAACAGTAACTCCAACTAACACCGGTACTCCAACACCTACTGTAACCTCAACAAATACACCATCACCGACTCCAACGTTTGGATATTATACTTATAGTTTAGGTACAGGTGCAACCGCAAATGATGCTTGTGTTGATTTTAGTGGTTCACCTAACACAATTTATGGTACGGTAGCAGGTGGACCTGGTCCTAATGCTGGTGAATTTTTATACACAACTCCAGGTAATCCTCCGACTAATCCAGTCGCTAATGGATATTACTCAAACGGAACTGCAGTTTTCATAGTGTCGGGAGGTTTGGGACAGATAACATCTGTAGACCCTAATGGATGCCTCTAAATAGATAAAAATGGCGTGTAGTAAATATGTACTCACGAACACTGGGTCAACAATAGTTAACTTCAGCTATAGAAGATGTGATGACACCATTTGGGATTATCAAGTTGAATTATTCCCAAATCAAACTAAAAATATATGGGTTATTGATGGTACCTATACTGTGGCATCAGCATTTAGGTCAGTCATATCATTAGTGAATGAAGGTTCATTCCCTCCAACTTCTGTAACACCAACAAATACTCCAACGCAAACGCCAACCCCAACTAATACTACAACACCAACAAATACTCCGACTAACACTCCAACTCCGAGTGTTACTGCTACGGGGACTAGTACTCCAACACCTACACCAACAAATACTGGAACAGGTACTCCAACACCTACGCCAACAAATACTGGAACAGGTACTCCAACTCCAACACCTACACCAACAGAAACCCCAACTCAAACTGTAACACCAAGTACAACCGCAACGCCAGGACTAACTCCTACTGCAACTGAAACCCAAACACCAACTCCAACTCCAACACCTACTAACACTGAAACTCCAACTCAAACACCTACACCAACAAATACTCCGACTCCAACCAATACTGAAACACCAACAGAGACTCCAACTCCAACAAACACTGAAACCCCAACTAACACTCCAACACCTACTAACACAGAAACTCCAACAAATACTCCAACAAATACTGAAACTCCGACAGAAACTCCAACTAATACTCCTACTCCAACTAATACCGAAACTCCAACAAATACTCCTAGTGAGACTCCAACTAACACCCCTACAAATACCGAGACTCCAACTAACACACCAACACCAACAGCAACACCTCCGAATACATTTACTGTAACTAATAGTGGTGCGTCAGCTTATATCATAAACGGACAATCAAATCCAACATTAACTGTAACTGAAGGTCAAACTTACACATTTAATATTGCAGCAACTGGACATCCGTTTTGGATAAAAACAACACCAGTGACTGGTACAGGTGATGCATATAACGATGGTGTAACAAATAATGGAATCGACAATGGTACAATTACTTTTGTTGTCCCTTATAACGCACCATCCACACTTTACTACATCTGTCAAATCCACGGATCGATGCAAGGTATAATTAATATAATTGATGTACCATAAAAATTGTGTTTTACTTCAAAAGAAGTTAAAAATTATATTCAAAAACCCTCTACTTATCAGAGGGTTTTTTTATTTTATAGTAAAATATAAATCAAATGAAAATTTTTATTCAGATAGCTTCTTACAGAGACCCACAGTTGGTTCCAACCCTTAAAGATATGATTGCAAATGCAAAAAAACCAAAGAATTTGGTTTTCGGTATCGCAAGACAATTTAGTGAATCTGACGGATTCGATAATTTAGATGAATACAGGAAAGATAAAAGATTCAAAATCTTGGATATTCCATATCAGGAATCTAAGGGAGTTTGTTTTGCCAGAAATCTTACCCAACAATTATATGATGGTGAAACATACACCCTACAAATTGATTCTCACATGAGATTCATTAAGGATTGGGATGATGTGTTAATTAAGATGATTAAAGGGTTACAAAAGGATGGATATAAGAAACCTTTACTAACAGGTTATGTGCCGTCATTTGACCCTGAAAACGACCCAGCAGGTAGATCACAAGACGCTTGGAGAATGGCATTCGACAGATTTATTCCTGAAGGAGCGGTATTCTTCTTGCCTGAAACAATTCCAGGTTGGAAAGAAATGACAAAACCCGTAACCTCAAGATTTTACTCAGCTCACTTCTGTTTCACTTTAGGTCAATTCTCAACTGAAGTACAACACAATCCTGAATACTATTTCCACGGAGAAGAAATCTCTATCGCAGCAAGAGCATACACTTGGGGTTATGATTTATTCCACCCACACATTCCTGTCGTGTACCACGAGTACACTCGTAAAGGTCGCACTAAGCAGTGGGATGATGACAAGACATGGGGAGATAAAAACAAACACTCTCACCTAACAAATAGAAAACTATTTGGTATGGATGGTGAAACTCAAGAAGGACATGACGGGCCGTACGGATTTGGTACTGTTAGAACTTTAAGAGAATATGAAAGATATGCGGGTTTATTATTTGAAAAAAGAGCGGTTGACCAACACTGTTTGGATAAAAACTATGCACCTAGTCCTGTAATTGAAGATGAAGAGGAGTGGAAAAAAAGTTTCTCAACAATATATAAACATTGTATTGATATTGGATATTCAAGTGTGCCTGAAAAAGATTATGATTTTTGGGTGGTTGCATTCCACGGTCCAAATGATGAAACGATTTACCGAAGAGATGCCGATAAAAATGAAATTGCTGGATTTATGAGAGACCCTGACAAATATTGTAAAGTTTGGAGAGAATTCCCAACAACAATTTTACCATCATATTGGGTTGTATGGCCTCACTCAGAATCTAAAGGTTGGTGTGATAGGCTAACTGGACAACTAAACCATAATATCGTGTCTTAATATGAGTAAAAAATTAATAATACATCAACCTACAAATCACTATAGCAACAGATATAAGTATTATAATGTTTTTTTTGATAACTTAGTAAAAAAATTGTCAGAAAAAAATGAGGTTATTGTTGATAGATATTATAAAAACGTTCATAGAGGACGTGTTAATGTTGAGTTAGGATGGCATGAAGACCAAGATTTTTTTGTCGAAATGCAAGATTGTGAAATGATTATAGAAGACTATGACACCAAAGAAACTCAAATTCTAAGTGTGTCTGATGACTTAACTCCCACTTCATTAAATCTTCAGTCCTATGACAACACAAAAAAAATATTTATATCTCAGTTCGTACGAAATAAGGTATATCATCATGTTGCCAAAGAACACCAACACAAGTATTTCCCATGGATTTATTTCCCGTCTAATGAATACGATTTAGAATCGTTTTATCAAAAAAGACAAGAAATAACACCTAAGGACGATAGAATGTATTTTAGAGGAGAGACTTTTAGTAGAACAATTTTGAACCACTTTACTCCTGATGTATTTTATGGCGGCAATTCCATTGGAGGATTTGATACATATGTAAATGAACTCATTAAATTCAAATTAGGATTATCAGTTGCTGGCCGAGGTGAGATGTGTTATAGAGATATTGAATATATGGGACTTGGTGTTCCATTCATTAGATTTGAATACACAACCGAGTTTTTCGAACCACTAATTCCAAATGTTCATTACATTTCCGTTGACAGACCTGATGATTTATTTGATTGGATGAAGTTGGATAGACTCGGTGAAAAACATCACGCGGAGTTAATTATTAAAAGATACTTGGAAGTAAAAGACGACGATGAATTTTTGAACTTTATTTCCAAAAATGCCAAAGAATATTACAATAAATATTTGAGTCCATCATCGAGTGTGGACTTTACAATCAAAATGTTAGGTTATGAAGTTTAATGAAATACCTAAGTTTGTGGTGAACTTAGAAAGAAGACCCGACCGATTAGAATCAATCAAATCAGAGATGGAATACATTGGTTGGGATTATGAATTATTTCCCGCAGTCGACACAAACTCACATGTTGGATGTTCATTATCACACATCGAAATTATAAAGTTGGCTAAAGAAAGAAATTATGAGTGTGTATTAGTTGTTGAGGATGATTGTTCGGTGATGCCATACGCAAAGTCTCTACTTGAAAAAATTGAAGTTGAACTTGATAACTTGGAATTTGGTGTAATCAATTTGGCTCCAACATTGAACAGACCTGTGTTGAAACATGATACTCTTGAAACATTGATAGACATAACAAATTTGCCACCCTGTCTACCACACCATAGAGATATATTCGCGACTAACATGATACTATATCATCAATCAATATACGATGATTTGTTGGAATTAGAAGAACCTAGTAAGTTAGGATATTATGCTATAGACGACTTTATATTCAAGTTTATTTCTTCAAAGAAACAAAGTTATATTCCAATTTTACCCATTGGCCCACAGCATGGTGGATGGTCCGATGTTTCCAATGGCCAATACAATAACTTTTATGTACAAACATATAATTGGAATGGATATTGCCCATTTAAAATTCCTGGTGAGTTTTTGGACCAACAGAGAAACGAAGAACTTAAACGAAAAAAAGAAATGAAAGATTTTTATTATGTCAGTTAAATTTATAACCGCAATTTATAATGATTTATATGGTACTGAGTTCGGTGGAAGAATTGGACGAGCAGGTCATTATAGACGAAGTTTATTATCTTTATTAAAGATGACAGACGCAGACTTTCTGTGTTATACCTCACAGAGAGAGTTAGAATCTTTAGAACAATATTATTACGAAGAATGTTCCATCTCGAGAGAAAAACTCAAATTCCAAGTGTTTGATATTGCAGATACAAAGTTTAGAGATATTATCAATCAACATAAAAATCTTGAAGTAACCAAACAAAGTGATAGATGTGTTGAAATTCAATTCAGCAAATTTCATTGGTGGTGGAATGAAGACAAGTCGTATGACTACTACTATTGGATAGACGCAGGTTTATCTCATTGCGGTTTATTTGCACAGAAATATTTGGGTACAAGTGATTATTATGCTCAAAATTATGAATGTAGTTTATTTAATAATTTATTTTTACAGAACTTAATAGATAAGACTGGTGATAAATTTTTGTTAGTCGGTAAAGACAATGTTAGACATTTTTGGGCCGGTACCGTACACCCTAGATGGTATACTGAGTTTGATGCAAGCATTCACGTGATTGGAGGTATTTTTGGTGGACGTAGAGATTTGTGGGATAATGTTGTAACCTTGTTTGAAAACTATCTCGAGAATATTATTGTGACTGATAAAAGTATTCCACATGAAGAAAACGTAATGTCATTAATGTATTTCAACAACAAAGAGTTATTTGAATTAATCAAATTCGACCATTGGTGGTGTAGAGATAACGCACCAAGAGAAATCCCCGATAACTTTTTTGATAACTATATAAGCTTTAATAAAATATTTGAAGAATTAAACGGAATTTATGAGTAATATAACATTAGTAACAGGAATTTGGGATATCGGTAGAGATGAACTTAAGGAAGGTTGGAGCCGACCGTTTCAACATTATTTGGATAAATTTGAACAACTATTAAAAGTTGAAGAAAACTTAATAATATTCGGTGACGAAGAATTAAGATCTTTCGTAGAAACAAGAAGAAACCCTGAAAACACACAATTTATCACCCGACCACTAAGTTGGTTTACCAACTCAGAATTTTTTCCATTAATTCAAAAAATTAGAACGAATCCAGAATGGTATAATCAGTCGGGTTGGTTAAAAGAATCCACACAGGGTCGTTTGGAAAACTATAATCCATTGGTCATGTCAAAAATGTTTTTGTTACATGATGCCAAAATTATGGGTAGATTTGATTCCGAATATATATTTTGGATTGATGGAGGATTAACAAATACCGTTCATCCAGGTTATTTCACCCACGATAAAGTATTGGATAAATTAACAAAATATGTTTCAAAGTTTTCATTTATATCATTTCCTTACGATGCAGAAAAAGAAATTCATGGGTTTGAATATTCTAAGTTAAATTCAATCGCAGGAGATAAAGTTAATAAAGTTGCAAGAGGAGGGTTCTTCGGTGGACCCAAACACACAATTAGTGATGTAAATGGAATTTATTATGGACTGTTAAAAAGTACATTAGAAGAAGGATACATGGGTACTGAAGAATCTATATTCAGTATTATGTGCTACAAACATTCTGACCTATTCAATTATTTTGAAATCGAATCCAATGGATTAGTTGGTAAATTTTTCGAAGACTTGAAGAATGATACCCTGAAGGCTAAAAATGAAAGTTCTGTTCAAGTTGTTAATAATTTGGATACAAACAAAGTAGGTCTCTACGTAATCACGTTCAATAGTCCAAAACAATTTAAGACTTTAATTGATTCTATGTTGGCGTATGATAAAGATTATATTAACAAGACAACTAAGTTTTTGTTAGATAATTCAAGCGACTTGTCAACTACCGCGGAATACTCGGAGATTTGTAAAGAATTTGGATTCGAACACATTAAAAAAGATAATTTGGGAATATGCGGGGGTAGACAATGGATTGCAGAACACTTCCAAAATGAAACAGATTTGGATTATCATTTGCTATTTGAAGATGATATGTTTTTTTATCCAAACGAAGGTAAAGTTTGTAGGAATGGATTCAATCGGTACGTTCCAAACTTATATAGTAAGTCGTTAGAAATTATTAAAAAAGAAAACTTTGATTTTTTGAAGTTAAACTTCACAGAATTTTACGGTGATAATAGTGTGCAGTGGAGTTGGTACAACGTGCCACAACATGTTAGAACAGAATTTTGGCCAGATAAACCTAGATTACCTGAAATTGGATTAGACCCTAATGCACCTAAAACACAATTTAACTCAGTGTTATCTCATAAGGGAGTTCCTTACGCTAAAGGTGAAATTTACTACTGTAATTGGCCTCAGATTGTTAGTAGAATTGGAAACCAAAAGATGTTTTTAGATACAACATGGGCACATATTTTTGAACAAACCTGGATGAGCCACATGTATCAATTGGTAAAAAAAGGAGAATTGTACCCTGGATTGTTATTACTAACACCTACAGAGCATAACCGTTTTGACCACTATTCTCGTGATTTAAGAAAAGAGAACTAAGATAAAATTTTATCACTTTTTTTCAAATTATCTTCAGCCCAAAGTGGCTGAAGATTTGTATAGTGATATAAATCATAAATTTCTTTTTTAGTGTTTGCGGATGACAACGGTTTTATATGGTCTAAATGCCAACCATAATACCCGTAATTATCCCAAGACATGTTTTCAGTGAACTTGCTCTCAATATATTTCATCAAAAAATCATAATCACAACCGACCAAATTAATGGTTCTCGGGTTGTCATATTTTTTGTTCATTATTTCATTTATTCTTGACCTCAAAGAATTTTTAATTTTATTTTTTGGGTTTAAGTTATAATTATTTATATAGGTTCTTCTATGTTCTTTATTTTTTTCTAACCATTTTTTGAAAGTTTCAGGATTTTTTTCCCTATAAATTCTACATTTCTCTTTGTTAATTTCAGGGTTTTCCTTCCTGAATTTTTTAGATTTTTCAGATATAATTTCGGCATTGTTTTTTTTATATGTAGATGAATTTGTATCCATACATTTTTTACATTGTCCCCTATATAAGTTTGAGTATTTATTTTTTTTGTAAAATTCACAAACATCTTTTTCAACCTTACACTTACTACAAATCTTTTTTTCCATAATATTCTTTCAGTAATTTTTCGATTAAGGTAGATTTTTTTATTTTTTCTTTAACCATTCGGTCAAAAATTTCGGGGTCTAAACTAATACCAAATTTAACTTTTCGGTCTTCTTCTAATTTTGTAGGTCTTGCCATATAGTATAAATATCTGATGAATGATTAAAGTTTCACTTTTATTAAACAAATATACGATATATTTATTAATAAAGAAAATTAATGGAGTTCTATATTAAGAAAAATGCAACTTTACCAGTTTTGAAAATGCAAATCGTCCGTGACGGTAGAGCAGGTTACCAACAACTCATGGAAGACCTTGAGGTCTCGACTATATTTTTTACCATGATTGATGTGGAAACAGGTATTCCTAAAATTGTTTCTGCACCTTGTGAAATCGTTAATTTAATTTTACCTTTGGGGGCAGCACCTGAGTACTATATTTATTTCAAGTTCACCTCAAGAGACACAAATACCCCTGGCAGATATCAGGGTCAATTTCTCATACGTAACGATGAGGGTAGTTTAATTCTTCCAATTAGAGAAGAACTTTACATTAACATTCAAGATAGTTTTATTTCCGAAACTGCTTGTTGCTAATTTGACAAGACACTAATTTCTTTTATATTTATAGACGATGAGTAAGGTAAACTTCACGTTAGTGTGAAAGCCAATAAACCACTCGTATATAGACAATGTTTACAGAACAAGAAATTGAATCGTTCCTACACGGAAACGATCCCGAAGAATTTATAGTCGCAATCGAATTCGACTACGCTTCCAACTCCATCTACAAAATCAAAGAAATCCCTGGCAAAGGTAAAGAAATTCGTAAGGATACATTCACCCCATTCGCATGGGTTGGTGATTTACGAGACATCAACTTTTATGGCGGTTCAAAAGCCGCTCAGAAGGAAGCCATGACCAAACATGGTATCATGATTGAAAAACTTGACACACACGGTAATGAAAGATTAGAAAGAGGTATGACCTTTATGGTTAAATCTCTGAAAGGATATCGTGAGCTTATTCAATTTTTTAGAGAAGGTGGATGTGACCCATGGGGTGAGAGAACAAAAGAAAAAATAATGATTCTATCTCCTGTTGAACAATATCTTGTTTCGAAAGAAAAAAGATTATTCAAAGGATTTGAAGATTATAATCAAGTAACACGTTTGGTATTTGACTTGGAAACGACCGCATTAGAACCTAAGGACGGTCGTATATTCATGATTGGAATCAAAACCAACAAAGGGTACCATAAAGTAATTGAATGTATCGATGAATCTCAAGAAAGAGGTGCCATCATAGAGTTTTTTAATATTATTAATGAATTGAAACCAAGTATTATTGGTGGATATAATTCTGCAAACTTCGACTGGCATTGGATATTCGAACGATGTAAAATCTTAAACATTGACCCAAAGAAGATTTGTCGTTCATTACACCCCGACCACTCATTCACAAGGAAAGAAGGTATGTTGAAACTTGCTAACGAAGTTGAGTTGTATACTCAGACTTCCATTTGGGGATATAATGTGATTGATATCATTCACGCGGTACGTAGAGCACAAGCAATTAACTCAAGTATTAAGTCTGCAGGTTTGAAATATATTACACAGTATATCAATGCTGAAGCTCCTGACCGAGTTTATATTGACCACTTGGACATTGGTCCATTTTATGCAAAGAAAGAAGAATTTTGGTTGAATACCCAAAACGGTAACTACCGTAAGGTTGGACAAGACCCAAAGATAGAGGAGATTTGTGAAAG